CGCGACCAGACTCCGCTTGCTTGTTCTTATCCTTATAGGCCGCTCTCTCGATCTCGATTTTCTTGCCCATGACCTTTTCAAGCTGGGACGCCACCGAGGCTGTCTCGGATACCGGCTGGCGCAAGGTTTCCTTGGTGAGGCGAGCCAGTTCGATCATCAGCGAACGGCCAGTGGTGCCCGACAATGTGGCAAGAGCATCTACGTCGTTGGTGTCGATGGCCCTTTTGCCATTGACCCTTTCGCTGACATACGCTTCGGTGAAACCGAGGTATTCAGCAATCTGACGCTGCCTTACCTTGTGCGCCTTCATGTACTTTTTATACTCCGTCGCAAATGCCAAGGCGAACGCAGACATTTCGCGGAAATCATTTGGATTAGCCATACTTAAATCTTAGCATATGCGATACGGCGTGTCTAGTCTTGACAGAAACTTGGCATATGCTAAGTTAATAGACATGAGCAGCACACAGAAACTAACAGCAGCCGGTATTCGATACCGTCTCTTCATCGCACAGAAAAGCCTTCGATGGCTTGCGGCGAATCTCGGATGGGATGTAAGCAAACTCTCCCGCCGACTCGCCGGCCAACCGGCCTTCAAAGTCGATGAACTGGACATGATCTGCGAAGCGCTCGGAGTCAGTTTCGAGGAACTGCTCACCATTCCAGTGGACATGCATGAGAAGTTCTTCGGCACTGGGACGCCTGACTTGGAGGTAACAGCATGAGTACAGAAAACATGGAAGCCCCTGAGATTTACAGCGGAAAGGTAGGAGTGGAGATCGTACCGGACATGCGCAAGCTCAGGAGCTTCGCCAAGGACTTCATCGCCCTCGTGGACAGTTACTGGCCGGAGGAAACAGGTAGTCCCTTGGCCACGCAATCCAGGCAGACCGGCAACTGTGATTCGCCTACACCGGACATGTCTTCGACTTCGGCACCACAGTAATAGCAGCGATTGCCGTTCTGCTCCTTCACAGCACGAACGGCCATCTGTTTCAACCGGTCATCGAAGTCCTTATTGAACTTGACGAAAGCCATATTCACCTCCTCTCCGAATCGAGAAAACAATGCTTAGTCAGAATCGTAACCTCTCCCAGAAGCTCGTTGTGGAGGAACGTCGCACCCGTGAATACTTCACCGGCAACGTCACCGAAGATGGTCTAATCAACGCGGAAATCGACACCGATTACGGTGCCCGTCCCCTCACTCCAAGTCAGGCGCGTTTCGCCGCCAAGGCCCTTGAGGACCTGGCCGACTGCGCCGACGAGAAGAACGAGGAATAACAAGTCTTGCCGCAGTGGGTCGTTTTTTATCCACCTATCGACTACAGGCAAATAAATACCATACTGCGATCTGCTGCGGCAACCATCGGCCGGAACCCTTCGGGGTGTCTGGACACGCACCATCGCCGCCACACCATAGGACTCGTCATCCATCTCTCAGAAACCAGAAACACGGTGGCGGCAAGGACGTTCTCGGTTCGAATCCGAGTCCGGCCACGCGGAAAGGACATGTCATGAACAGGAAAACGTATGGGGCTCACTGCTCCGGCTGGCAGCATTCACCTGATGAACGCCGGCACCGGCATGAGAACACGAAGACAATCACTTGTCTGACGTTGGCGGCGACCGGGTTCCTGATTCTCTCACTGCAACCCTATGCGGGCCCGTGGAGCATTCTCGCAGGCTTCATGTGCTGTTCGCCCGTCATGCTCTCGTTCGCATTGTCGAAAGGAACACAAAAATGATCTGGTTCATACTCGCCGTAATACTCCTGCTCATCGGAGTCGGCATGATAGCCGTCGCACTCGCCAACGGTGGCGACGGAGCCGGTTTCGGCTTCATTCCCATCATCGTCGCCGCACTGTTGATGATTCCGGCATGCCTATACTCGCTGGACGTAGGCGAGGTGGCCGTCATCCGCAACATGGGCGGCTCCGTCGCCGGTCATGCGGAGAACGCGGGCTTCCATGCGAAGGCGCCGTGGCAGTCGGTCATCAAATACGATACGCGCAACAACCTCATCAACTTCTTCAAGGACACCGACTACAAGTACGACGGCGGCAGCGCGGAAGGCAAGGAGATCACGGTCAACGACCGTAGCGGTGCCAGCGCGAACATCGACATTCAGGTCAACTATTCGCTCGAACCGTCCGCCGCCGAAATGCTCTACTCGGAATACGGCAAGCAGACCACGTTCACGCAGAACTACATCGGCAACGACCTGCGCAGCGTGGCCCGTGAAACCTCCGGCAAGTTCGACACGATCACGATGCTCACCGACCGTGGCAAGTACACGAAGGCCGTGCAGGACGCGCTCACCTCGAAATGGAAGAGCATCGGCCTGACCGTCGAACAGGTGTCCGTGCAAGACATCCGCTACCCGAAGTCCATTACCGACAGCTACGCGCAAGCCCAAGCCGCCGAGGTCGCCAAGCAGAAGGCGAAGAACGAGCAGGAGACCGCGAAGGTCGAGGCCGAGACGAAGCGCATCAAGGCGCAGGGCGAGGCCGACGCGAACAAGGTGCTGAACGATTCCCTGACCGACAACGTGCTCCGGCAGCATTACATCGACGCTTTGAAGAACGCCGACCAGCTGATCGTCACACCCGAGGGCTCCAACACCCTCATCCAACCCAAATGATTCTTCCGGGCGGGGTTCTTTATTCCTTTACTTCCTCGTCCGGTGGCAGCCAAGCGCATGGTGCCGCACCTACGAAGCCTTCCAATGGTCATGGACTTCTCCAAGGTGCACCGGGTTCGACTCCCGGCTTGGCGCTCAGAAAAATTTAACCCCTTCGCGTCCTGCGTCGAAACCAGCAAAACAAGGGTTTCGGACGTGTCAGCACCGGCGTAGAAGGACAACCAAATAATCAAGCCCAGTGGAGGGAAACAATCATGGAACTCACCCCATTCGACCGTATGGGACTACTCAACACGGAGGACGCCGACTGATGGCATCTGATTTCAACTCCATCGCCAGAGCCATCCGTTATCTCGGTGATTGCGTCCGTTATCTCGCGGACAAGTATGTGGCCGTGAACGATCGCGTGTACTCGGATTGGAACGAGGCATCGAAGGTCGTGGGAGACGTTGGCCGCGACCATGTGGCCGATTATGCGGAGGCGTCACACAAGCAGGGCAAGTCGCGTACTTGGCGTCACAGTCACCTGATGGAACGAGAGGAACAATTGTCCATGCAGTCGAGGGGTTCTCATGTTGACCCCGAATGATGTCCGGCATAGAAAGTTCCGCACGTATCGTTCCCTGCTTTACGGAGAGGTCTACGACGCGGAGGACGTTGACGATTTTCTCGACTCGGTGGCCGACACCATCAAGGTTTTAGGCAAGGAAGTACTCAAAGCAAGAAAGGAGTGGCAATGACCGTCGAGCAGATGGCCGATGACGATTACTTCGCGTTTGACGCGGTGGACCAGACCGCGTTGAAGAAGTATCTGGTCAGCCCGTTGGCGTATTCGCAGTATCTGACCGGCGAGCATTCGTCCTCCCCCCAGTTCGAGTTCGGGAAGGCGGCTCACAGTCTCATATTGGGCAGTGGCCCCGAGGTGCTGGTGAAACCGAACCTACGCACCAAGGAAGGCAAAGCCAGGTATGCGGAGACATTGAAACTGCATGAGGGCGAGGATATCGTATGGCTTTCCCCCGATGATGTGGAGAAGGTCGAGGCCATGCGGGACATGGTTGGAGATTTCTTCACGAAGCTGGATGGTCAGCCGGAGGTGGCGATGATCGCCGCCGACCCTGATACCGGATTGTTGATTAAGGGCAAGGCGGACTGGTTGCCGTCCACTCCCGACCCGGATGGTGTGCTGCGTATCCGTGATTACAAGACCACGGTGAAGTCGCCGGACGAGTTCGAGCGTTCCTGCTGGCAGTACGGGTATCACATTCAGGCCGCGTTCTACATGCGTCTCTACCGGTTGACGATGCCCGAATATAAGGGGCCGTTGGGTTTCGAGTTCGTCGTGCAGGAGAAGAACCCGCCGTTCGACTGGATGCGCTACGAGATTCAGGAGGATTCGCCCATCATCACCGAACTGGCGGAACCGAAGATAAACCACGCCTTGCAGGGCATCAGATGGTTCCGTGACAACACGGAGGACCCGTTGGAGGCCATGAGGGCCTACGGGTTGCCTAAATACCCGCAGGATGTCGTGTTCCCCGACTGGAAGCTGTTGGAGGAAGAGGAGGAGATTGAATCATGGCGGTAATTAAGAAGGACGCTCAGGGCGGTCGTGGCACGTATGCGACCCTGGCTCAGGTCGTGAACTATGTGGACGAGCAGGGGTTCGACCTGCAATGGCCGACCCAGTTGGTTGACGGACGCCTGTATGTGGATACGGCCGTCAGGAAGAAGGGCACGGACAAGTGGATTGCCAGTAATTGTCTTATCCCGGTCGAGGTGGGTGATTCGCGTGGCATGAGCGTCATGCAGGCCCTCGGTTCCGCATTGACGTATGCGCGACGCTACAGCACTTGCGGCGCGTTCGGACTGGCGACCACGGATGATGACGGTGAGACGAGCGGCTACAAAAAGCGTTCTGTCAAGGGTATGACCGACGAGCAGAAAACACAGATCGACCGGATTCTTGAAGACTGCAAGATTCCGGTGGGCCAGGAGAACGGTTTCATCGGCAATGTCCTGCAAACGCGGGTCGCTTATGGCACGTTGACCGAATATCAGGCGCAACGGTTCATCGACGCTTATCGACAGCATAACGACAAGGTTAAGGAGGCTCCCAGTGAGCAGTGAGATTGGTTTGAACGACGTGAAGCCGGGCATGTGGGTTGAGTTTGATGATGCGGACGGGCATTATGCGGGCGAACTGCATGAGATGAAGAACCAGGAAAGCATGGTGGACGTTCTCATCATGAGTATGGGCCATAAGCCGCCACTGTACATCGAGACCGAGGATGAAGGCAATCTCGTGGTTTTCTTGGATTTTGGCGATGGGTACAGTACCGGTTCCGCTCGGAACGTGCATGTGTACGAGTCGAAGCCCGAGACGGAATCCGTCAAGCAGGCTGAAGATGATGACAAGAAACCGTTCTGGAAAGGCAAGACCTGCGGGGAGCTGGAAGGGCTGCGTGTCAAGATAACGTGGAATAACGGCGACACGATGACCAGTACGCTCGACATGGTGGGAAACGTTGCTCATTGCGTCTCTCTTTCTCCCGCCATTCGTTCATCCTCGACTTTCGTCCCTTACTCCGGTATCAAGTCCATCGAACTGGTGGATGATGCTTTCCGTGAGCGTATCACCGATATCACGAAGGTTCGCCCCGGCGACAAAGTGGTGGTGAAGAACGGCAACGAGTACACGGTGAAGAAGACGGATTCTGACCGTATTGGCGGACAGACCCTGTGCCTGAGTATCGGGGAGCTCGGCTTTCCGGACGGGTGGTGGGTGGATGACTCCTTTTTCCAATATGCGTACCGCGGACCGTACACGATGGATGACCTTCCGAAGGAGCCGGGCTTCTACAAGGCTCGCACCGAATCGGTGTGGAAGCATGACGGCAAACGTTGGATGCCGGTGCTCTCCCATGATGGCACCATCGCCCCCGCCTTCCCATGCCAGTCCCAATCCCGCAGCCAGTTCTTCAAGACCAGTGTCCGGGATGATCGTTTCCCGTTCACGAAGGTGGAGGCGAGCTTCGAGTGACTTTCACCCCGAGGCCGGGCTGCAAGTGCGCCAGATGCCTGTGGGCTCACGGGGACAAGATCACGCTCCCCCAATGCCCCACATGCGGTGCCGTTGATTGCGCCGGAGCCCAATCACACATGCTGGTCTGCAACAGGCGGGCCATGGAGAAACACAAGACGAACAATTACAGGAGGAATGCGTAATGGCCGGAGAACCAAGCATCGAGTTTACCGGATATGCGGGAGAGATCAAGGATTTTCAGGATTCCAGTATTCTCAACGTCAGCGTCCATCCGGGTTACACGGATAAGAACACGAACCAGTGGGTTGACAAGGAGCCTCAGTTCTATGGTGTGCGTCCCTTGTCGAATCAGGCGAAGGATGCTTTGAATCAGGTTCGCCAGTTGAAGTCCCAGCCGAACATGAGCGTGAAGGTTCTTGTGAACGGCAGCTTGTCCAAAAGAGTGTCGGAAAAGGATGGGAAACGGTATGAGAATTGGGATGTCGCGGCCCGCACCATTGCGGTGTTGAGCGCGAAACCCAAGGCCCAGCAGTCTGGTTTCCAACAGTCGCAGCAGCAGTATCAGCAGGGATTCCAGCAGCCGCAACAGGGATTCCAGCAGCCGCAACAGGGATTCCAGCAGCCGCAACAGCAGTATCAGCAGCCTACGGACCCGTGGAGCCAACCCCAGGACGAATACGGAAATGGGCAGATCTAACCCGTCCCAACACGTCAAGGATTTGGTGGACGCACGCGACCAATACCGGTGCGTCCGCTGCGGCAAACCATTCCATTGGAGCGGTTTCAGCCGGCATCATCGCAGACTCCGGTCACACAAGTGGCCGGGACTGCATGAGGCGTCGAACCTCATCTTGGCGTGTGGGAGTGGCGATACGGGATGTCATGGGTGGATTCACGCCCATCCGCGTGAGGCCATGAGCTTGGGGTACATCGTGAGCGGTTTCAACGATCACCCCGAACTGGTGCCGATTCTCACCGCCCAACATGGTTGGGTGCTTCTGGACGATAAGGGAGGTTGGACGCGATGCGAACCGCCGAAGCAGTAAGCCTGTTGTTCATCCTGCTCTGCCGTGACCCGCAGTTTCGGCGGGCGTTGTACAAGCTCGACCCTGTGTTGTTCCGCAGGTTCACTAATGGGGAGGTGTGGCTGTGAACGTTGATGACATGACCGATGAGGAGTTCATCGACTATTGCCGGAACGGCGGCGAACTGTCCGGCCTGATAACTGAACGTCATCCGAAATGCGATTGGTGCGGTGGCATGTGCCGGGTCGGCAAGGATGGCATGTGCCGGAACTGTCGTGTCAGGGAACGGCGTCGAACCGACCCCGAGTATGCGCAGCATCTGCGTGATCTGGCGAATCGGCGGAACGCTCGTAATCGTGAGAAACGTAATGAGTATGCACGCCGGTACCGGTCGGAGCATTTGGCTCAGGCTCGGGCTTCGGCTCGTAAGTATGCCGCCGCCCATCAGCGTGAGATGGCTGAATACCATCGCCGTTGGAGGTCGGAGCATCCCGAGAAATACGCCCAGTATGAGGCGAAGCGGAAACGTAAACGACAACTAGCCAAGGAGGCTATCAATGAGTGAGAAACCATTCTGGGCAGGTAAGACCCTTATGGAGATTCAGAATCTCGATAAGCGAGTCAAGGTGACAATGGAGAACGGAGACGTATTCATAGGGAAGCTCGTGCGGCGTTCCAGAGACACGGACGGTATATGTAGCCTTTCGATGCAACTCGACGCGCATCGAACATATTTACACGTGTTCTCGGCTGAATCATCTGATACGCAGCCCATCATTCCCAGTTACGTCGATACCGTCGAATTGTTGGATGACCCCAACTACGAGCGTATCGAGGAGGCTGATGACCTCCAAGAGAAAGATATTACAAAACCAAACCGAAGGAGACAACCAATGAGTGATTACAAGCAGCGGATGATCCGCGAACATCGAGAATTGCAGGAGCGTATCAGCAAGCTGGCGCACATGCTTGAGGGCTACGCGGAGGGCACGTTGGACTTCACGCCCGCGTGCTCCTTCCAGCTCCTTGAAAGCCAATTGTACGCGATGGGGACATACGCGAACATCTTACAGGAGCGTGCGCGTATCGAACAGGTGGATTTGAACGCGCCTCTTGAGGGAGGTGAGTCTGGTGAGGTTCCACAGGATTAGCCCGTGTCCTCGTTGTGGGGGCAAGGTCAAGGCGAAATGGGAGCGGGACGGCGTGCAGGGGTTGCCTGAATACACGTTCTTTATCGTGATGTTCCGCTGCACTGTCTGCGGGCTCGGCTTCGAGGGAGGTTGTTCACGGAAGCCCGCCCCGTATCAGTTGCAATACAATATCGCCGCTTGGAACCGCATATGCAACGGTGATAAATGCTTCACGTTGACCTACATGAGTCAGGAAGACGGACGATGAAGTTGGAGACCAAGGAAGAATATCTGGTCGATTCGGCTATCGAGATGCTGTATCCGACCGTCACTTTCAATTCCTATGAGGCCGCTGTGAAGCATATCCACGAGACGCCGGGCACGTGGCGAATCACAAAAATCTATCGCACCCTACCAGTCAGCGAGGAAATCACGGAGGCAGACGATGAATGCTGATGTGGAGCGGATTCGCGAGAGTCTGGGAGGCAGACGATGAGAGACAAGGCGATGCCGTTGGGCAAGAAGTTCAAGGTCCGGTTGACCATCACACCGGAGGAAACCGGAACGCCCGTGGACATGCTGGGATTCACATTCACCAGCGGCCGGAACGGGCGTATGGAACTGGACACAGAGTACAACAACATTCCCAAACTGGCTGATGACGGGCTCGACTCACTGTCGATTCTCGTGATCCTCAAAACACTGGAGATGTGGGCCCAGAAGGGATATGAGCTGTTCCAGCCCATCGCTCAACGATTTCACGGAGACGGACGATGAAGGCGACGAGGGGGACGGACGTGGAGATCGAACGACGGTGCGGCATGGTCACAGGTGCCTCCTGCGGGAATGTGACCCTGAGCTGGATTCCCGGAGACGGCCGAAACGGCACCCGCTCATGGGTGCTGGCCACTCATGATGGCGACAGCATCCGCCGCATCCGGTTGAGCCGGAACGAGCTCGGCGACCTGGAGGACATCCTCCAATCAATCGCGAACGAGGAGAAGGAACTGCGAGGTGGACGATGAGCACTCTGGATATTTTGGGTAACACGAGCGAGCAGGCGGATTCGATACGTCTGATGCTCAAAGTGCGGGGCATGAAGGACGGTCGTTTCATCGACGCCGACCCGCTCATTATCCTCAAGGCCGACAATCATCAAGGTTCCGACAGGTGGGACGTGTATGTCAGCAAGACGGTGTATCCGACCGCCGAATCGTATGGCACGCTCGCCGGCGTGCTGAGGATGCTCGCCGACGACGTGGAGATCATGGCGCGAGAGAAGGAAATGGGAGGCGGACAATGAGCGGACACGACGAAACAATTCATCCAGACTATATTCCCGAGGATTTCAGGGAACTGCTGCGCATGGCTTGCGATTCCGTCTGGGAACAAGGCGAGTTGTACAGCGAAGACCTGTTGCTGGCGGCTTTCAAACCCGCCATAGACGAACACGACCGGCAGATAGCCGAACAGGCATGGGAGAACGGATATATCCAAGCCCTCAAGAACATGAACCCCATGCCCGGCGAGGAACCGCCCGAATACACGCCAAACCCATATCGAAAGGAAAACGCATGAACGAGATTCAGCTTACAGACCATTTGGTCGCGCATATCAGCGCGGAAGGCACCTGCGGCCGTTATCAAGCCAAAATCTGCGAAGACGGCAACTTCAGAGACTTCCTGTACGCCATGAGCCTCAAACGTCTCAAGCGCAAATGCGAGAAGTACGCGAAACGTGAACGCAAGGCCATCGCATATGTCACCACGCTCAAGGAGGAATCATGAGCGTAAGTAGTCTCAAAACGCGAAGAAGGAATTGAATTGAGCGGCTGGCGTGACAAGGCCGCGTGCCGTGACATGGACCCTGACTTGTTCTTCCCAACCACGTCCAGCGAGGAACGATTGGCGCTCAAGGCCTGCGCCCAATGTCCGGCGATATGCGAATGCGCACGGTACGCGGCGCAACACGACAGAATCAGCGGCTACCCATTGCAAGGCGTATGGGGTGGCGTGAACAGGAGCAGAAGAAGGAATCGAAATGAGTGACAAGGATATGGTCACGGTTTACGAACGACGTGACGGCAGCAAACCCGGATTATGGTCCGTGTACTGGTATTTGGGGTGGGACATGTTTTGCTCGTTCTCCCTCGCGGTGGGCATCACGTCAAAGAATACGATGATGGCCATTGTTCAAGCGTTTTGTCTGCTGGTTTTTCTTGGACTCACCGTCTGGCAGTTGAACCATCTGACTTGGAGCATCACCGACTATCGGGTGCGTATCAGCTCTAATTTGGAGAAGGGGGCTCATGTTGAGCAAAGCGAAAAGTAAAGCATGGCAACTGCTCATTGAAGACTCGAACCGTCCGGCAGAGGAGATTCGCTTGGCTACCGGACTTCGGGTCGATGTGATCGAGCAGATGCGCGGGGACGTGCAAAAACGACTACGAGACAACCCGGAGTTCTGATTATGAGACCGAGTTATCTGCCCGTCCAGTATGAGCATTGCCCGTACTGCGGAGGAATCTTGAACGTATTCGGGGACTGCGTGGACTGCCAGTTTCACGATGACCCGACTGAATGGTGGATGGACGAATGAGCCGACAGAAAGCCAAAGGCACACTGCTTGAATCCAAGGTGGTCAACTATTTGCGCGCCCGGTTGGGTGACAGCGAGCAGACGATACACCGTGAAGTGTTGCATGGGACGAAAGACCAGGGCGATATCACCGGTCTGCGTATCCACGGCCAGCCGGTCGTATTGGAGTGTAAAAACTACAGCACCTATACGGGGAGACTTAAGGAGTGGATGCAGGAGGGCCGTACCGAGGCGGGTAACGCTGACGCACCTTACTGGTTCGTCGTGTTCAAACAGAAGGGTCTCGGCTTGAACACGTTGTCAAGCATGGACAACCAGCCCGTGCTCACCGACTTAAAGACCCTCGCATTGATAGCAGGACATGGAATCATCGAAGGAGACGAAGAATGAGCTACGACCTGTTCATAGTGGACAAGGACTTGCCGGAACCGGAATGGTTTGACGTATGCGAACGGGACGGCGAGCATGTGCGGACCGCTCATGGCCATTATTTCAACTACACGTATAATCTATCCGCGTTTTTCACCGATTACAAGGTCAATCCTAAGCATGACCTGGACGGGTTGACGGCCGGGGAGGCCGCAGCCCGTATCGACAAGGCGTTGAAAGACATCTACTTGGAACCATTGTATGTTTTGCGCGGCAAATACAATCCGCCGAACTATTGGGGCAGCGTGGACAGCGCCATCGCATGGTTGAAACTGATATACGACTATTGCCGGGAACACCCGGACTATATCGTGAGGGAACGCTCCTAAGGGGAAATGATGGAAGATAGGAAACTCGTTGATTTCGCCCGTTGGCTGAACGATCATCCGGGCGAATGGAATCTTTGGCCGTATCTCATTCCCATACAGGCCGACCGCAGGGATACCGTCGCATCGATGAGGCTTGTCATGGAACGCATCAAAAACCATCAGTACGACGAGTTCCGCGTGGACACCGTATTGCTCGAATACGAACTATTCAACGGTTTCATGGGCTTCGACAACGGTGGCGTGCATGAAAACGGTCTCGCGTTGAAGATGAGGCTCAAAGCATGACCGCGCGTGGAGATGACCGCAAACTCATGCATTGGATAGCCTCGCACGGCTACACGGTGGTACGCGCCGGCAGCGGCCACTGGAAGATATTCGATGACGGCGTGCTGCTCACGGCGACGAGCGGCACGCCCTCGGACTGGCGAAGCCGCCACAACTTCATACGAGATTTAAGGAGACGAACATGTTCAATCTAGCATCGAAGATTCGGCACTGCTGCCCCCTCTACGGATGTGTCCCGCTCATATTCGAATGGAGAGGCCGCTACATGTTTTTCTGCACCCACTTGGAAGCCCCTTATGCCGATACGAGAGAGGAAGCATGGGATAAGTGGTGCGGGATGGTTGAGAATATTTGGGAAAGGGACAGGAAATGAGCATGAGAGTGAGAACAACCTACTTGGCAAAATGTGACTACCCGGGCTGTTGCATGCAGTACGACTTCTGGGCAACGAGCGAGGAAAACGCAATCATGGACATTACCGACGACGAAGACTGGTTGTGCCTGTTCACAAATGATAATGAGCCGCGATTCTTCTGTCCACTGCACTTGCAATACGTGCAAAACTCACAGTATGACTGGCTGACCGTATTTTACGATTCCGACAACCCAGACACGCAAACAAGCTTGCACGCTCTAAACAAGTACTACGAGGATATGAGCACACCGCAACCACTGCCAAAACCGGAATGCGAGGACACCATACTAGCGATTCTCACAAGCGAGGACACGAAATGAGCGGTGTGTTAGAACTCCTCCCGCATGACATGGGTCTGCGCGTGGAACTTGATACGAACGAAACATACTACCTGAAAAGCGGATGGGCGGAACGCTGTGACGGGATTTATGGGCTTGCTTGCGGATACGTGGATTATGTCGAAGGCATTACGTGGTTTAAAGATCCGGCTCGCATCGCGATCATGAACAGCCACGTGAAGCTGGCAGTCCCATGGGAGGAACCTGAAACCGAAACCACCAAGCAAAGCGAGGACGCGAAATGACGATTGACGAACTGCATGATTACTGCCGTTACCTCTTCGACGAGAACCATGTGCATGGCGTGCCTGACAAGTGGAGCGAAGGCTACGAGTTCGCGCTCAGCCTTGTCATGTTCAAGTGCCATGAGGGATTAACAGACGAAGACCGCAAGGCTGTAGCCGACTGGCGTGAAAAACATTGGAAGGACACGAAATGAGCAGGACTGATACCACCGCCATGCTGTCACAACTGGTGGAGAGAGGTAGACGATGAGCGGGACCCGCCGATATCGTAAGCTCTCCGCCGAGACGTTGGGCACGCTGCTGAGGCTTATCTCTGAGGATGAGTTGACGCCGAAGCAGATCGCGGAGCGCGCCGGAGTGTCACGCCAACAGGTCTACGAGTACCGGACGAAACTCAAGAACCATGAGCAGACCGCGCCGTTGACCGACATGTCCACGCTTATGATCCATCAGCGAGTCGTCTTCCGCCCGGACATGACCAACGAGAACCCGGATGACGTGAACGGGCCGAGCCTCATCGACCCGGACAGCAGCTTCGACTGTTCCCGATGCGGCCAGTCCATGAGCCGTGACTGGTTCACCATCGAGGGCAACCGAATCAAACCGGATTTCCGCTATTGTCCCGGCTGCGCGGGCGTGGCTACCCAATACAGGGACGACGCGATAAGCCCCGATGTGAGGTGAGGCCGGAGATGGGCGACTGGCGTGACAAGGCCGCTTGCCGGGACATGGACCCTGACTTGTTCTTCCCCGCCACGCGGCGGAACATGCACGGATAAACGGCTACCCGTTGCAAGGCGTATGGGGCGGGATAAACAGAAGCAAAGGCAAGAACTACAGGAACGACGAAACGGAGATGTGGGAATGAGCATCGCGGATGATGAAGCTGAGAAGGCGTATCCGACCCGCTACTGGGAAGGAACGCATGTCAAGGAACAGTTTTACTGCGACACGGACGATCTGCAGGAAGCATACCTGCGTGGCCGCAACGCACCACCCACGAATGCAGAGATTGAGGCCGTGGCGAAACGGCTCTGCTGGAACAGCTGCAAATGGGATGGCGTCGATAGCTACGCGGCGAAAGACGAGGATGACGCATGGAATTATGCCGGTGAGATTCCCGGCTTCCATGAGGAATATATCCGACAAGCCAAGGAACTACTCGCACTGGCGCGGAAGGCGGTAAACGAATGAGTTGCATTGGCAAGGCCGCAACACTCGCCATCGCCGCCGCCGTACTGTTCTCCGTACTGTTCTTCGCCCTCGTTGCCTATCTCGGCTGGGCTGAAGAAACGGCGGACACCATCATCCTCCGCGACGGCAGCCGATCATACGCATGCCAGACCAGCAGAATCTCACAAGCGCCACACAACTGCAAACCAGTCAAGGAGAAATCATGAGCATCGGATACGTGGAAATGCGCTCACTGCGGCGAGACGGTGGGCACATATTACGTGACATGCCCCTACTGCGGGTACAAGCTCGACAAGCCGTAACCGTTCTTCCCGCTCTCCCTCGACTAGGACGCGAACCAGCCCGGAAAGGAGATTGACCGATGGCAAGGCGCGGATACGTGCAGCTCGTCAACGGCTTCTACGACAACGACAAGATACGTGACCTCGTGCGCATGGGACACGCCGATTCCGTTGGCATATTCTGCATGGCCCTCTCGTTGTGCGGCGACAGGCTCACGGACGGCTTCATATCACGACGCGCCTTGCTGTCGAACATCGGAGCCACACCGGAACAGGTGCGGGCGCTCGTGGACGAAGGCATGTTCGAGGAGGTCGATGAAGGCTGGCTAATCCATGATTACACCAAGCATAATCGCACCAAGGAGCAGGTATTGCACGCCCGCGCCGACGCGAAGGAACGCAAGAGCAAGTCACGTGGTCACGCCACTGTCACAAGCATGTCACAGCGTGACATCGCTGTGACATCGGGACAAACACCAGAACACCAGAATGAATTATCTAAAGATAATTCAACTCCCCCTACCCCCTCAAAGCCTGACTTCGATGGACTGCTCGACAGTCTTGAGCGTATTTACCCGACGAACAGGTTCGACGGGAAGACCTCTCAGGCTCGAATGCAGTTGGAAATCGAATGGCCCAAGATCGTGAAAGCCGCTGGCGAGGCTGACCCGCGTGAGTTTCTTGAAGCCAAAACCCGAGCGTATGTCGGGGCCACCGAGGAACGGTTCGTGAAGACGTTCAGCCGGTTCATCGGCGGGGAACTGTACGCACGCAACTGGGAGAAACCCAAACCGGAGACCCCAAGGGCCCGGCAAGTCCAGCCGGTCAAGTCCCGCAGCCAGCAGAATCTCGAAGCGAACATGGCGAAAACCTGGCAGTACATGACCGAGGAGGAGCGTGCCCGATACTCGCAGGGAGGTCTCAATGCTCAGCAAGGGTGAGGCGGCGGCGTTGTTGTCGCTGATTAACGCGCATCACGGCAACGCTCAGTGGGATGATGTTCAGCTTGACGCTTTTTATTCGGAACTGCGTTCGGATATCACGGCGGTAGAGGCGCGTGAGGCCGTTCGACGCTTCTACGCGGACAACAGCACGGGTCGCTGGTGTGGTTCCGGCGACATCAACGGCATCGTCCGCAAGCTGCGCAACGGTGCGAAACCGTCCGAAGCGCAGATAGGCCGGGAGTGCGAACGTCTGGGACTAGTGGAAGATCAGGCGTGGTTGTATCGCCGGCAGCGCATGATGGGCCGTTCCTCGGACGAGTCTCGACAGGTGGCGTTGGCCGCGCGTGACCCGTTGCGTTTGCCGCCCGCGAAACCCAAGCGCAGGCGTGAGGGTGGTGGTTTCAATCCGGGTTTGGGCGTGGCGTTGGACGAGGTTCTGGCGACACGCCGTCCGGCTGAATCATGACCGGTTTGATGGCATAATTGGGAGTTGCTGACATGTCCGAGACCTTCAAAAAAACCGAAGGTCAAGGTCACTATTGTCTTTTTCCACTGAAACTACGAGGCTCTGCCGCTACCACGGTTGCTGGCGGGATATCGTCACCGACGCGCCGTCACCGCTTATCGGACATGGCGTCGAACCGAATCTGAATCTCCTGTGCGACAAGCACGCCAGCCAGTTGACCGGCGACCTGCGATGGTTGGAACACAGTCTGCCCGACCTGTGCGAGTATCGCATCAACCGCGCCTACGGGCACAAGAACGGTGGCGGCGGTCAATCCGGCACCGCGCCCACACCGTTGCGCGAAGCCCTGCATGATCTGCTGTACGCGGACGATGACCACGGTTATCCGGGTTTGCAAGGCACGTTGTACGAGTGGATGCGCAGTCTGAAAATCAATCTGCCCGAGTCCACGCCACTGTCGGACATGGTTTACCGTATCGCCAATCATCCGAAACTCGTGGAGCATTCCAGCACGCCCGTGTACGCGGAACTGGTGCACAGTCTGACGCGCAAGCTGCGTCGTTTTCTCACGGACGATGACGGGGAAACCGTATTGTACGGGCCATGCCCGGCCGACAAGTGCTTGGGTCAGCTTTCCTGCTACGCGGACGCGGAGACGGCGAAATGCTCGAAATGCGGTTTCAGTATGCCGGTAGCCCTCATCAGGGCGGAACGGGTGAAACGTCTCCTCCAATCGGAGGCGGTGAGAACCCGTGGCGAACTGTTGGACATTATCAAGGCGTGCGGAATGCGCGTGAACCGCAACACTTTGCGTAGTTGGATACATCGAGGCCAGTTGCCCCAGCAGGGCGAGGATGCGTACAGCAATCCGCTTTACCGGTTCAGTGATTTCTACCGTCTCGCGTCCGGCCTGTCGGAGGACGCGGACGTGTGGGAGATCATGCAGGTTTCGCAAAACCAATCCAAGGAAGGAGACGACAAGTGAGCAATCAGATTCAACCATTTGACTTCAACGGCATTCAGGTGCGTGTCCTAACCGATGAACACGGCAACCCGTGGTTCCTTGGAGCGGACGTATGCACCATTCTCGGTACGGCCACCAACCATATTCGGGAATACCTCGATGCCGATGAAATCACCAATATCCGTAGTACGGACATTGCCCAGAACGGCGGCAAGGCACCCGTTTTCGTGTCCGAGTCCGGCTTGTACTCCCTCGTGTTACGCAGCCGCAAGCCCGAAGCCCGCGAGTTCAAACGCTGGGTCACGCACGAGGTGCTGCCATCGATTCGCAGGCATGGTGCGTACATGACCGAATCGACTTTGGAAAAGGCAGTCACCGAACCCGACTTCCTTATCCGACTTGCCACACAAATCAAACAGGAGCGGGCGGAAAAGGAGAAGGCCCAAGCACAGGTCGAACGGATGCGTCCCAAAGCGTTGTTCGCTGACGCTGTGGAAACCTCGAAGACCAGCATCCTCGTGGCGACTTGGCGAAAGTCCTGAAAGGCAATGGCGTGGATATTGGCGGCACGCGCTTGTTCGCGTGGCTGAGGGACAACGGATGGCTGATGAAAACCGGCAGCTCTCGCAACATGCCCACGCAGAAATCTATGGAATTGGGATTGTTCGAGATCAAGGAAACCACCGTGGTTCACTCGGACGGTCACACGACCATCAACAAGACACCGAAAGTCACGGGCAAAGGTCAGACGTTCTTCGTCAACAAGTTCCTCGGACACAGGGAGATTACTCAATGAGCATCAATCTTGGTACCACGGAAGTGGAATTGAGCTTGTACTCCAAGGCGCTTCAACTAGCCACGTTCACCGTGGAAGTCCCGATGGTGGGCGAACTGGAACCGGACAGCGTGTGCATAGGCGACGACATGCAGCCACGCGCGCACGTGACAGTGACGCTGCCGCCCGACGGTTCCGTCGAAAAGGCCGTTAAAGCCGGGGTTTATGCGTTCCAGAAGGCGTTCAACGAGTCGATGGAATCGAGGAACGTATGAACTGGCTGAAACGACTGCTGCACTTGGAGGAGCCGGAACCGGTCGAAAAACCGGAACCTAAGCCACCGGTAGTGGAACCATGCCCCATCTGCGGACTCGTACCCAAACTGAAGCATGTGTGCGTCACCCGCAACTACCGCTACTACTGTCTGGAAAAAGACTCGTGGCAGCTCTTGGAATGGTGCGATCACGTCGAAAGCATCCTTTCGTTCTCCTCGGTTTTTGAAGACAAGAGTGCTCAGAAGTGGAATACCGGTTGCAGACGGTTGAAGGCAGTGGTTGACGAGCCGGTTCCCGAATGCCCCGCCTGCGGGGAGAAACCCGTCGTGCAAACAGACTCGGAGTCGGACATCCCCCAGCTTGTCTGCTCATGCAACGAACTGTTGAGCAATGTGGAGATAACAAACGTCTATAAGCGCAAACGCGAGTGGATACGTCGCTGCAATGCGTTGAAACGCAAGCAGGACAACGTGAAAGACATGGAACAACTGATCGGAGAAACACAATGAACGGACATTATTCGGTTATCACGAATTTCGGCTGTCATTGGACATGCCCCTACTGCATCGTAAGGAAAACCGGATTGAACGTGCCGGTGACAGACATGCAGGCCACGCTGCGGACCATCAGCCGTGAAAGCGAACACCACCCCATGAGGTTCCTGAGCTTCAGCGGCGGCGGAGACCCCCTGTTCCCCATGCGCGAGCCGGAAGCATCGAAACGTGTCGCCTTCTACCGGGAGGCGATACACAGGGCCGGAGGCTGGCTCACGGAAACCGAGATGCACACCAGCTACTTCCAATGCGGACGCAACGTGGCTCAAGTCATGCAGCAGATCAGGTTCAACCGCGTGGTGTATCACATGCGTCCCACGAGCTTGTCCGATGACGTGGCGTTGGCATTGCCCCGCAAATGGTTCGACCGTCAGAAGGTACGTGTCGTGTACGTGGTCACCCCCGATTTCACGCCGGAGCGTATCGACCGGATAGCCGATCTCGTGGCCAGCAACAACGTGGTCGATGAACTGTCGTTCAGGCAGAAGGTCAACCCCGACAACACCATCGACCACACGTGCGAGGAGTATCTGAAGGCCGGCCATCAAAACCGCTGGTGGTACATCCAACAGGATGATTACAACACGTACGTCGTGAACGACCGGCTTTACACACGATTCAGCGATATCGGCAAGGAGGACCACAGGTGAGCAAGAAGATTCGCGTCGCATGGGAAGACCTACAGCCCGGCGACCTGATTCACGTCAAAGGCAGTACGAACGTGTACCAGTTCATCCGCTTTACGGAAAACAAGCGTCAGGCTGAGGTAGGCACTTCTGGAGTCTGCGCCGGTTGGGGAGGGCGGAAAGTCCGGGACAATGAAGGTAAAGTTCGTTACTGGTTCGAGACAGGCCCGACAGCTATGCTCGTGGTCTCGCTCCTCGGTTTCGCCTATGCCACCCGTCCCGCACCCAAGAGGCCACGCTTGGAGGAACCACAACAGGATGGCGAGTACTGGCTGAAAGTCGATTATCCGAACCGGAAATGGCTGAAACTTATCGTCTTTAGAGGTGGATCTATATGGTTCTTCGTCATTGGTGATCTCGGCCCGAATGTTTTCACCCCCTACCCTACATGGGTTGACGTGCTTCGCAACATCAATCCACTCGAAGTATTGTCCGCTGAGGGATACTACATGAGAAAAGCAAAAGGCAAGCTATGAGCATTCTCCCCATAGCCTTGTTCATAATGTTGCTGAGTCTAATCATCCTTATCGAATCCACGAGGAAACCATGACCGAAGAGAAAACCGCGTCGTTTAAATACGAACGCTGCATCATCGACCTGACCGAGTTCTCGCATAAGGTCAGCGTGGAAGTCCGCGTGTACGACACTGAGGAAACCATGCGGAGAGCCGCCTGCATCGACTTGGTGGAATCCTCCATCGAATCCAATGACCTCGACAGGCCGATTGGAGATGCCGCGTTCGAAAACGGCACAGCCGGAATTACCCTCATGCAGTCCGCGCCAATCGACACGCAGACCAATGTGGTGAAATACGGGAACTCCCCCATGTGCGTGATCTATTTGAGCCGCGAACACCTGCTGCCGCATATCGTCAGCCATGAGTGCGTGCATGTTGCGATGGGCTTGTACAACGCCGAGATTCTCGGATACCGGCACAAGGCCAAGGCATGCAAGCACATGACGGTCTCAAATGAGCTTGTCGCATACGTGCAATCCGAACTGTTCCGCTGCGTTATGGAGTTCCTGGCCGATGCCGTTAAAACAACAGAGGAGGAACAATGAGCTACATCATCGACCGAACTACTTACCTCTTTTCCCCTAATGACTCGCCTTACAAGAACGCTCGTCTCGTGGAAGTCCACGAACCGTTTGAACGCCAACTAAGTAAAGGAGTCACCGAGAAAGGCTCCCGCATCGAGAAGAAGTGGATCACGGACGATGACCCGTTGACCGTCTATACGAACGAAGGCCGTATCGTCGTGCAGGACACCGGTTACTCAGAGTATCCCATCGGTATTGAGATCTACGACGATTACCGGGAATAAGAATGCCGTCCTAGTGTGCTTCCATGAGAGGCAGTGGCGGCTTCTAACAGTCTCAATAATAAAAACCCGTGGAACGACTCTATTCCGAGTGTTCCACGGGTTTTCTTGTATAATCGGGCCCACATTTATGGTTATCATACGGCTGGAAGGGCCTAATCTTCCGGCCGCATTTTTTTACTCGTGGTAACCGCCCGTCAATTAGCACCGGACACGCACTAGTTCCAATCGACTGGGGCAAGCACCCGTAGGGTTTCGTCATTGTTGACGATCTCCCACAATCTCGCCATGTCATCGGCCTTGATCTGCGGGTAATCATCATTCCTGTCATAAACGATGTCGAAACCGTCCAATCCGGTGAGATAATCCTTGATATTGACCAAGCCTTTATCCTCAGCCTTATCGATGGTGCCGGTGGAAACGAGCGTGTCACCGAACGGGGAGAGTCGGGGGACGCCATGCCCCGAATACGTCCAATTGCCGATAATCACGTCATTGTTGGGGAATATGATGATTCCGCTCTCATTGTTGGTTGCGTCGAAAAGCGTGTCAAAGTCAGTCATAATAGCTCCTTGGGTATGGTTGCTAATTCTCAGAAGGCCACAAGTCCTATGGCTTTCTGTGTATCAAGATTTTGGTATTCCTTGCATAGGTCGGCGGCGAACTTGGCGAGATTATCGGGGGCAAGCACATAGTTCTCCCCGCTCTCCCCCGCCTCGTCATAGTATTTCCACACCTCATGCAAGGCGGCTCTCATACGTTCAGCGTCCATTGATTACCTCCTGATTCCAGTCCAACATGTCAGCGGCCAACCATTGCCCGCCGCCTGAAGCATTGGCGTACAGCCAAGCCCCGTAAGAGATTCGAGCCGCCTTATCGCGTTTAAGCCATGCCTTCAGCCATATGAGACGCAGCTCCCAGCGTGGTATACGCCGCCACAACTCGGTGTTGGTGGCGGGGTCGAAACGCTCATAACGGTAGATTGCGGTAATCAATTCGCCCACTTTCTCTTGACATGAGAGCCGTCCTCGTAATCGGCGCTGACCATATCGTTGTCCAGTTCGTCAATGTCCAACAGGTCTCCAACGCCGTTTTCGTCAACCCAGTCGCTCAACTGGTTGAACGTCAAGCCTTTCGGCGCGGTGACGTGACGCTTCTCGATCTGCGTCACGCGCTGGTAAATCGTGTAGACTTCGGTTTCTTCATCCATGATGGAAACTCCCTTGTTATTGTCCGGTAAAACGATTAACGGAACAATAGAACGCTCTAAAGTCCCGTCTAAATGCTGATTTATCAGGTTGCGCCGTAATACCCCTTGCTTTAGCTATGGGGATATAAGGCGCCTCTGCCTTACATAACTACATACAAGCCTGTAAAGCAGGGTATCATAGGAAGTATGGACACCACGACAGCCAAGCGGGCATACAGGTTCCGCTTCTACCCGACGCCGGAACAGGAACAAACACTCCGGCGCACACTGGGCTGCTGCCGCAAGGTGTACAACATGGCATTGGAAGCCCGCTCCGAAGCATGGACGGTCCGCCATGAGAGCGTGTCCTACGAGGATACGAGCCGGATGCTCACCGACTGGAAGAAAACCAAGGAATACGCCTACCTGCGCGAAGTGTCCTCGGTCCCGTTGCAACAGTCGCTGCGACATTTGCAGGCGGCGTACAGGAACTTCTTCGTCAAGACGGGAGACTATCCACGGTTCAAATCCAAGAAGAACGGCGGAGCCGCCACCTATGCCGCATCCGCGTTCACCTGGGATTGGGACAAACGGGAATTGACTTTGGCGAAGATGCGGGAGCCTCTGCCCGTCCGCTGGTCGCGCACACTGCCGAGGAAAGCCCGGCCGTCCACCGTCACCGTGTCCCTGGACCCGTCCGGACGCTGGCATGTGAGCATCCTCGTCGAAGAGGAAGTGAAACATCTACCCGCCTCCCCAAGCAAGGTCGGCGTCGATTTGGGCACCGAACACTTCGCCATCCTCAGCACCGGGGAGAAAATCCCCAACCCACGCCACCTCAACCATTACGCGAAGAAGCTTGAACAAGCCCAACAAACTCTCTCCAGAAAGCAGAAAGGAAGCAACAACCATCGCAAAGCCCGTCTGAAGGTCGCCAAAGCGTACGCCAAGGTCAAGGATTGTCGAAGCGACTTCCTCCACAAGCTCTCGACCCGACTCATCCGCGAAAACCAAACGGTGGTCATCGAAGACCTTGCGGTCGAAAACCTGACCCGACGGTGCGCGCCGAAACCCGATCCGGAACATCCGGGCCGTTACCTTCCCAACGGGCAAGCGGCGAAAACCGGTCTCAACAGGAGCATACTCGACACGGGTTGGAGACAGTTCCGCACGATGCTCGAATACAAGGCCCAATGGTACGGGCGCCAGCTTACGGTCATCGACCGCTGGTACCCGTCCAGCCAGATCTGCTCCACCTGCGGATACAACAGCGGCAAGAAACCATTGAACATCCGCCAATGGGACTGTCCCAAATGCGGAACCAACCACGACCGGGACATCAACGCCGCCAAAAACATCCTATCCGCCGGACTGGCGGTACGCGCCTGCGGGGACCCTCGAACCGCCGAAGCGACACTTCGGTAGGCGGGGAACAAGTCTCTACAGGAAGATCCTTACCGTGAGGCAAGGAATCCCCCGGCTTCAGCCGTGGGGAGGAAGTCAAAGGTATGGGATGCCGCCCAGCGGAAGTGAGGAAAACGCCAGGCGGCAGGAATCAATAGGCGCGGATGACCGCCACACGGCCATTGTCGGAATACTCCACCTTGCAATATGAGTCAAGATAGGACTGCTCCGCAATATAGCCACCTTCCATAGCCTCGCAGTAGGCCCATGCGGACACCCAGTGCCAGAAACGCCAACCGCAGTGATGGAACGTGCACGGGTTGATCTCATGCCAGCTGACCAGCCATTCCACTGCGTCGGTCAGCCACTCCCAGTAGGCGCGTGGCTTGCTGATTCGAGTGTAACGGTAATAGTCATTCTTGTCTTGCATATAGTAAGTGGTCATTTGAAAAGCTCCTTAGAACAGTGGCAAAGCAAACCGCTTGTCGGGTAAATCGGTGGCGTTCAATGCCGCCAGAATCAGGTCAGACGTGTGGAGTGGAATGTTTGCGCGTACCGCCGCGATATTATCCGGCGTATACGCATAGCCAGAGGACTCCAGAACCTCACGAATCTTGCTAGTGGGTATCTTGACTTCCATCATTCCCACCCCAGCATGTCGTCGATGCACCAGCCGATAGCGCACTCATACCGGTCATACGTGGTGGAATACTTCTGTGAGAACGCCTCACGCGCCCTCTTGTCGAGCATGTCCAACGACAAACCGGTTTCGGCTATCTGCTGTTCCGCAGTATCGAAGTCCGGCGCGGTGTATGGCTTGTCCAGCTTCAGCATGGCACGACGGCGTAAATCATCGATAAAACCATGCTGGCAGTCGAAGATATCCGCCACGCTATCCGCGTTATCGGCGGCCATCTCGTAAGCCGCCTGCAACAACAGGCGTACGGCTTTCTCCCGAATCTCGCTCATGTCACGCCGCCTTAACCCACTTGTCGCGGACGGTAGCCACGTAATCGGCCACCGCCTTTTCCAACTGCCTGTCACTGCCACGCTCATAACGGGCACGGTAGGCGACAACGCACCTGCCATTGGCCGAAGCAACGTAGGCCACCTTGCGGCCCTTGCTGGTACGGAAGTGACGGATAGGGCCCAAACCTTGCAATTCGGGGCATTCCTTAGCCATCATCAGGTCAGGCATCGTACAATAGGAGACGGCGAAACTGTTCACCTTCGGCGGCACTTCGGGAATCTCCTGTGTATCCGGCGCGGGTTCATCATCCATGAACTCGTCTTCCAATATCGCGTCCTCGGGCATAGGCACCGGCCACTGAACATTGCTCGTGAAGCGTTCCTCCTCACACTTCCAGTTTGCATCGATCGATGGGTGCGCGACAATGCCGCCAACCGTTTTAGCGTCCATTCCGGTAGGTACCGGCACCGGCACTGTCTTCATACGCTCGGAATCGGGTATGAGCATCCAACCATGCTCAAGGTCAACGGAGCTTGACCTCATGCCATTCAAAAAGTCCTCATACTGGACTCCCTTGGCCTGAACATTCCACGCCGTGCCCTGCGAAGTCTGGGAAAGTGACCAGACTCGTCTAACCCGAGCGTTCACATACCGAACATCATATTTCGAGCCATCCTTGCGCAACCGCACCCACATGCCGCTCACGGCATTCACGTTACGCGACGGGTCATTGGTCAGCTTCTTCATTTTGTTTACCTCATTTCAAAAAATCGATTGTCAGATTTGCGCGCCACGGTGATAGGCGTAATCGCCATACACGCAAGTGGCGGTATCATCAACGCCGTAAGGCGTGGAACATTGGGGAGTCGGCTGGATAAAACCAACCCACCTGAGAAAGAGAATGGCCGCGACTAGCGCGGCCACAAGCAGAACATGACGGACTCTCAACACTCGCCATCCTCAGTGGCTTCAGTGTAGAAAACGTCGTCCATCTGGTCATTATCGAAACGCTCATTGATGTAATCGGACAACGCTTCAACGTCGCCGTCGTTGTAGAGTCGGGCGATTCTTCCACACCCTACGCCGTTGCCTTCCAGCATGTAAGCGTCCTGGGCCCAGTAGGGTTCGCCTTTGAAAGCCGCGTTATATTCGGTTTCGGTGACATACCCGTAATCGCCCAGACGGTAGATGCCCTCATAAGGCTCGAAACCCTCATAGTCACAGAGCGGCAACAGTTTCGCGTCAACACGCTCCGCCATATCCGTAATATCCTTAGCGGTAATCATTTGTTTAGCTCCCTTAAAACAGCGGTGGCATGGCTTCAATGCCATGTCCCGAAACGATTGATTTAACGACGGACTCGCACCATATAGCCGCGTCCCCAGTGGTCGATCACGGCAATCACTCCGCGTAATACCTAGCCGGGTTATTCTGCATGTCAACACGCCGCCATGCCCTGACCAGTTCGACGGTGGGCGCATACCGTTCGACAGCCGACCGACTGCCGTCGTACCGGACGGCCATGTCATTGTCGCAACCGATAACAGTGTCCGCCATGATATGACGCGCCTCTTTCGACGTGATGGCCTCACAATGCCAATTGCCATCAAACACGTCGTCGGCAACCCAAGCGTCACGCTCAGCCCTCGACTCGAACACGTAGAGCTCACCCGGCCATGACCCGTCATCCCATGTCGCGCCGATACCATAAGCCCAGCGGAAAGCGTAGAAGTAGCGTGCCATCATGCCACCGCCTTAAACTCATGCGATTGGATGAAATCGTTGCGGCTGAAGACGTTCTCAGGCGGGAGAAAATCACTCGGCCAGAACGTGAATGCACCGTCCTTGAAGTAGCCTCCTTCAATCCACTCGAAACGCTTACGCCGGACACGCCGAACGGTAAGCCAGACGGTATCGTATTTATCGAACGTCACCGTCTTGTCAGTGGCTTTGACGATAACGTAGATGTAGCCGGCCAACGAGTGGGCCAACCAGCCAACGTGGAAGTCGCTTGGATTCAGTATTTCTTCAGGCATGGCACACCTCCATTAGTGTGATATAGGATCTATAGGTTTGATTGATTGAAATTGCCCGAATGGGCGGGAAGCGCGGATTAATGCCCCGCGCTATCGCAGTCAAACTGTCTTAACGAAAGATTCGGGCATGTCACGCCGGAACGTGTACCCGTCGAACATATCGCCGTGCATCTCCTCAACGGCGAACCCATTGCCGCGCATGAAGTCCAGGAACTCACTCATGCCCATGCCGCCAAAGCACAGCTCATACCCGTAATCGAGTTTGTTGACCACGCGCGTGACCTGACCACTATAACCGGTGTTCACGTTCAGTTTCGGCCACATCATGAGTGTCTGCATAAGCGGGTTATCTTTCAACGCTAAATCAACTGCCGCACTCTCCTTGTCGTATCCACAGCCTGACACGGTACCGTTAGTGTAGTCGCCGCGAATGCCGGCGAGGTTGGCCCAGACTTCGGCACGCGGGTTACTCCCCCACATGCGTGACCTATGCCAGTTAACGTTAATCCTGAAAACAAGTTCCACACACATTGTGAATCTCCCTTGAATTGATGAAGCGCGGAGACAGCCGCGCGACTGAATGAATCTGATTGAAAGACTTAGTAGCGTTCGTCGATTAGAATGCCGTCTTGGTAGATGTACAGTCCGGTACCGCGTCCGTTGCCCATTCGAGCACTATCCCAGTAGCAGAGTCCAGCTTGACCCGAGCCGTCTTCGTTCTCACATTGCGGGATGTTCGCGGTATCACTACCGCAAGCGGACAGGGTGAAAAGTGTGATTAACGCGGCTGAAGCCGCCAGAATTTTACGCATGGTTCCTCACTTCCATGTGAGGCGTGCTAAGATAGCACAGCCTCGATTTGATTGATTGGTTAGAGAACTTTCAACTTAAGGCACGCGGCTAGGTAGTTGGCGCTACTTAGCCGCATTCTTTTAACGCATCAGGTCGCTCGGTTGGCAGTTGAGTGCACTGGATATCTTCAAAGCGTTTTCAAGAGTCATGTTCCGAACGTCTCGCCGCCCGGTCTCATAACTGCTGATGATTGTTCGCGCTATTCCAGTGCGCTTGGCTAGCTCAACTTGTGTTAAGTCGGCTTGTTTGCGCAGTTCCTTAAGTCCCATAGGCTTACCCGCTTTCTCTAGTAGTAGGTAAACCAATTATGACAGCAAAATGTATCATTTGCATGTAGGGAAACACTGTTAAGTTCTCAAACTTGCTTTTGTCTTGCCCGATTGGGCTTGATAATTGATAGCATAACGTATCATTTTGGTTTAAACAAATCGGCGTGTCGGAAAACCAGCACGCCGAACAGCTCACACTGACGCGAACTCACGCACCAGCGCGTGCCGCATGATGTCATCAGCGGACACGCCACGACGTTTAGCGACGGCATCCAACATGGCCGACATGTCAGCGCTTAACGAAAACGTCCGACTGACAGCATCCGCCTGAGCGACAGGAACGACAGGCCCGGAATACACCGCACCCGGCCTTCCGCCGAACTCGCCGTTATCCGCATCGTCGGCCCACTTGTCCAACATGTCATCAGTGACCACACGGCCACCCTTCGCAACAAAAGACATGACACTTCCTCCTTTACAAAAGTTTCAGTTCCCGCAGCACCTTCGGCGTCGCACGCATGGCATGGAACACATGCCAACGATCCGACTCATCTAGTACCGCCACCATTTCCAGCAAACGCCCGTACTCGTCGTATCCAACCGCCACATAACGCAACGGGTCGGTATCCTCACGCGCCATAAACCGCACGACGTTCGACCATGCCACGCGCACCGAATCAGCGGACACGTCGGGATGTCGAGTCTGGATACGCGGGTCAACGACGATATCGCCAACCGGCACGGCTCACCACCTTTCGATATAACAGGTTCCAGCGTATCCCGTCCACCTTGGGACACGCTATGAGTGCCTAGACTATGGGATAAACCCAGTGAGCTAGGCCGACTGCATACGATGCCTACAGTCGGGCGAAGAATTGAATTGATTAGGGCACACCACGCTGAACGTGGCACTTTCACCCACCGTAGATTAGTGGGCTATGACTCTGACTCTTTGGTGTCAGCGTCTAAGAGCTTACGAGGATTAGACACACGCAAAGCGTCACAAATCCGCAGCGCATTATCAAGTGTCATATTCCCGATGGATCTACGACCGGCTTCAAAGTCGGCAATACGACCTTGCGTCATGCCTACCTTGTTACCTAGCTGTTCTTGGGTATATCCTCGCTTCTGCCTTAATTCCCTAAGACTCATGGCCCACCTCACTCTGGTTCAGTGGGCCCAATTATACAATTTCAAACGTCCGGTTTAGCCGTCGCGCGGTTATCTCCCCGCGTCTGCCACTCTATCCAGTGGCGACGTTCATAGCGGGGACAATTCCATGCCGGATACCCGCTCTCTTATCCTCACTAGCCCGGTAGGCTAGACGCCGGTAGACGCAACTCATTTATGCAACCTTGTTTGACGTACTCTCACTACGCAGATTACAACCGACTTTTGGCAACGCTTTTTAGTTATCAATGAGCATGTCCGCCTGATTACCCGCCGCTCACTATGAGTTTTGGATAGAGGGGACTAAGTGCGCGACTAGGGACTTGCACCCTAGCGTTAGCCACTATGGCCGCGCTGATTACTTGTTGAGGTCATTCCACACGTTGTCAAACTTGCGGTATAGCTCGGCGGGGTATTCCTCGTTGTCGTCCATCTCGATACCGAGGGACATGGCCGTGAGGTCAAGCACGTTGTCATAGGTGCAGGGCTTACATACCGTGGCTAGGTCCACCGCCGCCCTAAATGCTTTGGCTTTAATCTCCGTGGTGTTCATCTCGGGGTTCCTTTCTGTGTTCTCGTTTCGTTGTGGCTTCATCATAAGCAACCCCATAAGGGGATGTCAAATTGTACAATCACACCACCACATAAACCGTTGAAAACATTGCCATTTATCGGCGTGTCGAAACCACCATAACCACCACAAAAACCGTCAAACCACAGAGCCCACGCCACTACTCCCATACCCGTATAGTTGCACATACAACAGTTGCACCATGCAACAATCACCAAACATGAGCCAACATCACTCAACCTCATGCCGCCGCCGCTCACAGTCCCATAACCACGCATGTATGCGCACGCGCCCATACGCACACGCCTACGCGCGTACACGCGCGGATACGCGCACGCACACGTATGCGCGCACGCACACACACGCCCACACGCACGCCCACACGCACGCATGTACGCACGCATACGCGCACGCCCACACGCGCGTACACGCGCATACCACCACTAACCAGACACGCCGACACTGGCACACATACCCCCCCCCATAGGGAGGGTACCCACGGGAAAGCCCCGGGGCCGCTGCGACTCTAGCTCTGACGCTGGATGCGATTGGGGGCTATTGTGGAAAAACCGTTCGTTTCTGTGATGAGTGATGTTCTTTCACATTTTCTTCACTGCAACGCTTGCCGCAACGCTTGTTATGAGTAAACTGTCGTGTAGATAGATTGTCGGGGAATGGAGCGAAGCTCAGATTCCTGACAAGGCGAGGCCCCGCAGTCGCGGGGTTTTCTTGTATCTGTGTGAGATATCTCAATTGGTAGAGGACGCCGGCTCAAACCCGGTGTGTTGTGGGTTCGATTCCCTCTCTCACGACTAGGCCACGCCCTTTTTGAAAACCAAACCGTCAAAAAACAATTTACGAGGATTCATACAGGTTGAGTTCTTCGGAGTTCCGTTTTTGCATGGGTGTTGTTTTCTTGGACCGGGGGCGTGGCCGGGGATGATTGGCAGAGTAGACGAATGCGGCGGCTTGCTAGGCCGTAAACCGTAAAAGGTTCGCAAGTGCAAATCTTGCATCATCCGCAGGATGGTCAGTAAGGCCGGTCAAGGTCGTGACTGTCGGTTGGGGTTTGACCGCCCGTGAACCGGCGTCGTGCAGAATCTCCGCACGGCATTGTGCTGATTCCCCGCTTCGCGTGGGTTGACGTCGGCTGAGGAGTGCCCCTTCCTCACCGGGGGGGCGGGAGTCTGGGATGGCTTCCACGGTGTCGAGCACGTGGAGTGCGCGCGGTCTGTAACACCGCTGCTTTTGGCGATGGGAGTTCGATTCTCCCCGGCACCACAACGCCTGCAAGAAGAGGCGATTTATAGGCGGTGACGGCTTCTTGGGTCATCGTCGGATGTCGGCGGCGGCTTCATGCCATGCCGTGCGGCGATAACTGAACAGCGCTCCCCTAGTGGGAGGCATGGCATTCTAGCTCATTGGAAGAGCGGCGCTCTCGTAAAGCGCAGGTTCGAGTTCGATTCTCGGGATTGCCTCTAGGAGCCGGTGGCTCGTGGACCAACATCCCCTGTATTTGGATTAACCCCGTTGGAATGCTCGCTCGCCACGCTCCCATCGGTTCCGCCCCCCTTACCTGTTGGGAGGTTTTTCGTGCGTTGGAGAAATTCCCATCGTAAGGAGCGGTTCAATCCCGATTGGCCGCGTATCCGGCATGAGATTCTGGAGCGTGACCGGTTCGCGTGCCAGTGGCCTGTGACCGACGAGTTCGGTTTCACTCGCATCTGCGCCCAGCCCGCGAACGAGGTGGATCATAAGGTTCGTGCCATGAACGGCGTGGACGATGATTCGCCCGAGAACCTGTGGGCCTTATGCCAGTACCATCATTCGCAGAAAACCGCGCAGGAGTCCGCTGAGCAGCGGCGCATGAACCGTGAACGCCGGAAGGAAGAGCAATGGTATTCGCATCCGGCGTTTCAGTGAGCGGCTATGTGTGCATGGTGGCCGGCTGCGGGAATGCGGTGTATGCGCGCGGCTTGTGCCGCCATCATTATGACCGTGACCGGTATGCGGGTAGTCCGATTATCCCGTTTCGTACCCGCTTGTGCCCTATCGGCCATTATTTCCAGCCGTCTCGTGTTGACCAGATTTTCTGTTCCGGCAGGCATCGCAGCAAGTACAAGCGTCTATCGGATAAAGACCCTCTGAAGTATCCCCCTAATCCCGAAACCCCCTTGTTCGTCAAGCAGGTCGAGGCCGAGGACATTGAGCCGGATATTCGGGTGGAGTCGTTCACCGACGCGGATGTCATCGCGGAATGCGGTGGCGTGTGTGCGGTGTGCGGCAAGCGGGTCGATGTTGATTCTTCCGGGCCTGATGGTCCGGCGTTTAAGTGGAAGGTTCCTTTGGAGAAGTCGCGTCAGGCGACTTTGGCGAACCGACTTCTAGTCCACAACCGGTGCCTGTAGGCGGAACGCCTTGGCCCCGGAGTGCCCGGAATGGGCGGAATGGGGTTGAAGCATGGCTGGCAATGGTCATTCCGGTCGTAGCAAGGCCGGTAGGAATGTGGTTTTGAAAAGTCCTGATACCGTTATGGGTCTGGACTTGCCCGCGACCCGTCCTGATGGGCGTGAGTGGCTTGACTTGACGAAACGCTGGTACAGGTCGATGCAGACGGGGCCTATGGCTCCGCGCATGGGTATGGAGGCCGACTGGTTCTCGTTGATGGACTTGGCGAAGCTGAAGGATGATTACTGGCGTATGTCGAAGCCTTCTGCGGTGATGGCCGCTGAGATTCGCCAGCGCGAGGACTCGTTTCTTATCACGCCTGCCGCTCGTATCAAGGCGAAGATCGAGGCCATCGAGGCTGATGATATGAGTACAGGCACGGAACGTCCCGAGACCCGTGGCGAGGCCGTGAAGGAGGACGTTGACCGTCGCCGCCGTCAGTTGAGGGTGGTGAACGGTGGCGCATGACATCATTCCCCAGCTGACGCAATGGGAGTACGATCATTCCCTCGGCCATCTGGCGGTGTGGTGGATTGAGACGTTCACGCTTATCGGACGTGGCGACGGTATCGGCTTGCCCATGCATTTCGATTTGGACGAGTACCAGTTCATGATCGGCGCCTATGCGTTGAAGAGGAACGGCAAGCGCAAGTTTAACCGACTGTTCCTTTCCCGAGCCAAGGGCCGTGACAAGTCGGGCAAAGCCGCTGGCGTCGGCATGTTCGAGGGTTTCGGCCCTTGTCGTTTCGACCATTGGGCGCGTGAGGGCGAGACCTACACGTTCATGGGCGAGACCTACGAGTATCACGAGGGTGAGCCTGTGGGCAAGCCCGTCACCCAGCCCGAGGTCGTGTGCTTGGCCAATTCCGAGCAGCAGGCCGGCAACGTGTTCGAGTCCATCTACTACAACTGCGATTCCGGCCCCTTGTCCGATTGGAAGGGCATGGGCATGGATGTGGGCACGACCCGTATCATGCTTCCCGAGGGTGGCATCATCATGCCCATCACTTCGGGTGCCTCCAGTCAGGATGGAAAGCTGACCACCTGTGGTCTTGCCGACGAGACGCATCTTATGGTGCAGCCGAAGCTGTGGAACGTGTACAAGACCGTGGCCCGAAACCTCGGCAAGCGTGCCGGTACCGCTGGCACGTTCATGATGGAGACCTCCACGATGTACCGCCCCGGCGAGGGCAGTATCGCTGAAGCGTCGTACAAGTATGCGTGGGATGTGGCCGCAGGACGAATCAAGCATCGTGCCGGCATCTACTTCGACCATGTGTACGCGACGTTGGACGTGGAGGACTTCTCGGACGAGAAGAAGATGACCAAGGCCCTTGAGATTGCCTACGGCCAATCCTTGAAAAGCCCCGATGGGAAAGACCATATCATTCTCAAGGACGGCACCGACGTGCCGATCGAGAACAAGACCGGGCTGAGCGCCGATGGCCGTTATTCGCTGACCGATGGCGAGCTTGGCCCGTCCAAGGACGGGTGGCTGACGTTGGATGGCCAGCTTGACCAGATCTACCAGCCGGACACCGATCCCGCCGATTCGATTCGTTACTTCCTGAACAATCTTTCCAGCGTGCAGAACGCTTGGCTCAGGGAGTCCGACATTCAATCCCATGTCCTGTACAAGGACGAGATGGCCGGCTATCTGGGTTCCCGCAAACTTGAGAATGCTTGGCAGAAATTCGTCACCAAGAAGGAGCCGATAACGCTCGGCTTCGACGGTTCCGTGTCGAAGGACTCCACAGCCCTCGTTGGTTGCAGGGTGTCCGATGGCATGTTGTTCCTTATCAAGTTGGAGCAATGCCCTGACGGGCCGGAGAAGGCCACGTGGAGGGTTGACCGTGACGCCTTCGACCAAGCCGCCAGGGACATGCTTGACAAGTACAACGTGGTCGGCTTCTTCGCCGACGCCGCTTTCTTCGAGTCGATGATAGGCGCTTGGGAGAAGGACTACGGGAAGAAACTGAAGGTCGGACCACGCAAGAGCGGCGATCTCGTCAAGTTCTATACGAACAACTGGAAGAACGAGATGTATCAGGCCACGGAGAACGCGGCCACAGGTTTCCGCTACCCGTATGAGGAGCCTGAAGGCAGAAAGCCCGCGTTGAACAGCATCGCGTTGCTTGCCGACCCGCGACTCATCAACCATTTCCGGCATCCGCGCCGGGTGGACAAATCGTATGGCTACAAGATTCTCAAGGAGTCCCCGGCCAGTCCGAACAAGATCGATGCCTGCGTCGCGGGCATTCTCGCATACCGCGCACGCGCCCGCTATCTGGAGATAGCCGAGGAGAAGAGGCGTCGCGCGCCCATTCGCATCTACTAGGAGGTTAGCCCATGCCCGACGTGCAGCTTGCCATCAGGAACGCGACCGTCGAGGATACGGATGCATGGAACCTCACCCAGCTTGCCACGGCTTGGGGTCGCAGACTTCCCATGCTCGCCGTTCTGAAACAGTACAAGGACGGCAAAGAGCTTGTGGACTCCACGAGTGTGCCCGGCAGCACGAGCCCGAACGCGGCTCCCGTGTACCGCACCATGCGCGAGATAGGCACGTTGAATCTGGCCCGCCGTATCAGCGAAAGCGTGACCGACCGTCAGCGTCCGAACGGTTTTCGCAAGATATCCGACGAGAAGATGAAGGATACCGCCGCCGACGCCATGTACCAGGATTGCATGATGGACACGCTGCTGCGCTGCCACCTGTTCCCCGACACCGCGGATTACGGCGCCTCCTACGGCTTTGTGAACAAGGGGCGCGGGAAGAAGCTGGTGCAGGCGTGGAGCCCTTGGTGCTGCTACATGTCTGATGATGAAGATTCGGCCATCCATTACAGCTATGACGCCCGTGAGGGGGTCGAGAACATTCGCTTGTTTGGCATGGAACGCGACGAGGCCGGCAATATCAAACGCGTGTATTCCAAGCTCGCCACGCGCGAGAGCGAACGCACGGTGACCGACCCCGACGATGACGAGGCCGTGGCACAGCTCGCCATAGAAGGCAAGGCATGGGAGCCGGGCAACACTTGGGAGTGGGCACAGGGCGATGAGACCTACGATTACGCTCTAGCCTGTGAAAGTCTGCCGGTGGTCAAACTGCCAACGCCGGACGGCATGGGCATATTCGAGCCTTTTCTTGATACTCTGCGCCGTATCGACCGTCAGATTTTCGACCGCCTGTGCATAACCATGATGCAGGCGTTCCGCCAGCGCGCCATCAAGGGCGACATCAACCTTGAATACGGCCCCGAGGACATCGAGGTCATTCAAGGCCTGAAACAGGAGGGCGACCCCATCGACCTTTCCGAAAGGTTCGCCATGGGCCCCGCCGCACTATGGAACCTGCCGGACGGTGTGGAGATATGGGAATCTCAGACCACCGATCTGAACGGCCTGCAGAACGTCATCAACGCCGACATCAAGCATCTCGCGGCCACGGCCGGTATTCCGTTGGATATTCTCAGCCCTGACGTGCAGGGTTCCGCCAACGGTGCCGAGTTGAAGCGCGAGACGCTGCGATTCAAGGTCGAGAACCTGAACGCCCTCGCGTCCGAGGCCATCGGGCGTATGATTCGCATGGCGTTGACGTTGAACGGTGAGGGAAGCGCCGCCGATGACGATTTCGAGCTGATGTGGAAGCCCATGGTGTCCACGAGCAGTCTGGAACTCGCCCAATCCGGCCAGCTGAAATACCAGTCCGGTCTGATGGCACGCCGCACGGTTCTCACCCATGACTTCGGTTTCACCGCCCAGGACATAGCCGAGGATGACATGAATCGCATATCCGACCAGTTGACGTTCTCCGACCAATCGGCCGGTCAGCCCGTATTGCAGGGCGCCGTGCAGCCGGCGACCGGCTGGGATGAAACCACCCAGTCCGCCGTTAACGGTTTGAACGGAGACGAGAACGGCGACGGGGTTTCCGATAGCGTCACCAGTCTCGACGGCGTGGAGACGTTCTGATGGCGGACATCACCCAGATTCTCAACCAGCGCATGAGCCGGTACGAGCGCGAACGCGCCCGTCTGGTCGAGGAATACGTGACCGCCGCATGGAAGATGTGGCAGAGCCTGTCCCCCGCCGACTGGTGGAACGATGCCGTCACGCAGGGCGCGTCGGCAAACCTGACCTCACGGTATATGGCGTTCGTGGAGCGCATGCGCCGACTTGGCATAGCCTATGCCGACATCGCGCTCGGACTCGTCGGCGCCACCGCGCAGGGGCAGCTCCCGGAGTTCGAGGTGGTCAGGGACAACACGGACCCGTGGAAGATGATGCTCCGCCCCGTGGAATCCTACAGGGACGCTTCCAGCAAGGAGCCTCACTTGCGCCCGTCCGCGTGGGAGAACCTTGAGGCCGACGCGCAGCGTTCCGTTGACAGGTGGCTGGAAGAGGCGAACGAGCGTCTTGTGGATATCATCGACACCGATTCCATGATCGCCGGAACGCGAGCCACATTGGAACGCTACCGAGGGTCGGGCATTACGAGATACCGGCGAGTCATTCACCCGGAACTGTCCAAGACGGGCACGTGCGGCTTGTGCGTGGTCGCAGCCGACAGGGTGTATTCGATAGCGGCCCTTATGCCCATTCACGGCAACTGCCATTGCACCGTGCTCCCCATCACCGAGGACAACGACCCCGGTTTGAGACTCAACGACGATGACCTGAAACGCATCTACAAGGAGGCGGGCGGCACTACGGCTGCGAAACTCAAGCAGACCCGCGTGCTGACGCTCACCAACAGCGAGATAGGCCCCGTATTGAGCGCCAAGGAAGTCAAGCCACGCAAGGACGTGGAATGGCATCAGCCCGACGCGGATATGACCCGAGAGCAGATTCAACGAATGTTGGAGAGAGCCAACGTGTTCACCGAATACTACCGGAAGGTCGAATCGACCGGAAAGGCCGAACACTTCCGCTACGAGGAGCACACCTACCATTTCGAACCTTCGCCGCACCTGAAACAGGCGCTGGCGGCAAACCTTGCGTTCGCGCAACAACTCAGGGCGAGGCTCCGTCTCGCCGCATAACAGCAACCAAGTTGAAAGGAACCATCCCTGATGGCTGACAACGAGAACACCCCCATCGTCGCAACGACCGTGGACGGTGAGCCCGGAACGGGCGAACAGAACGACACCACGCCGAAGGCCGACAGCAACGACCTTGCCGACAAGGTGTCCATGTGGCAGGCCATGAGCCGCGAGAACGAGAAGAAGAGCCATGCGAACCTGAAGCGCGCCACCGAAGCGGAAAACAAGTTGGCCGACGTGGAGCACCAGTACGCGCAGGCTCAGGCCCAGATCGCCAAGCTCAAGGCGCAGGCCGCATACCCGCAGCTCACCGATGAGGTGTTCGCCGCCCTTGCACCCAAGGATGCGGACGCCGAAGCCATCGAGGAGTGGGCGAAGAACGCATCCCAGTTCATTCTTCCCGCGCAGACCGAAACGGTTGCCGACGATGGGAAGAAAGAAGAACAGCAGCAGCCCCTGCCCGCCTCCGTATTGGAGGGATACAGCCATACGGCGCCTCATCCTCAAGGTTCGACGGCCAGTGGCGGATTGACTGCCGCATACGATTACGGGCGCAAGTTCGCGTCCATCAACAACGACAAAAAGTAAGGAGAACCCCAATGGCTAACCCCGTGGAAATGGTTCACACCACCGGCTATACGGTGCCGCAGGACGACCAGTCCTGGCTTATCAACCGCATCACCGATGGCATTCGTGAGGCGCAGCTTGATCTGAGCCTGTTCACCGGCGACAAGGAGAAGGAGAAGAAGTACTTCGCCTCCATCGACCCGGATGATTTCAACGCCTGGCTGAAGTCAGGCATTCCGGTCGCCAAGGTCACCAGCACCGGCCTGTTCGGCCCGTATGACCCGGCCGCCACCGATGGCCGCCAGCTCAAGGTCGCCGGCTTCCTTGAAAGCCAGCAGCACGTGGTGTTCACGCGCTCCAGCTTCGAGAACCAGTATCCGACCGCCGGCGTGCGCTACATGGCCGTCATCGACCGCAACAACCTGCCGGTCACACTGGCGGAAGGCACCGTTTTCGAGGGTCTTATCCTCGACTACGACAAGTCCGCTGGCGGCGATGTGAAGGTGCTGTCCCCGTCCGCTGCCGGCACCGCCTACAAACTGCCCAACGCCACTGCAAGCGCACTGGGTGGCGTCAAGCAGGCCGCGAACGTCGCCAACCTCGCAACCAGTGCCGACGCCGCCGCCATCGTCACTGCGGTCAACACCCTGTTCGTCAATCTGCGCACTGCCGGTGTCATGGCCGCTAAGTGACCTTAATCATTCGTTTTCTGAAACCCGCCCCATGTGGCGGGTTTTTTTATACCCGAAAGGAACATCATGGCCCTTATCAACAAGGACATCATCACGCCCGCTGAAGCGTCGGCCATCGTGCTTGGCGCATATCAGTCCACGCGCGAGATTCTGCCGTTCGGCAAGATTCTGCCGGATGTGATGAACCCGACCGGTCTGAACGTGAGCTGGATTCCGAACCAGCCGCGCTTCGAGGTCGAGGAAATGAAGTATTCGACGTGGGATGCCGAAGCCCCGTATGACAAGACCACCGGTGGCGGCAAGAAGTCCTATACGGAGATGCTGCCGCTGCGCAAGCGCCACCGTATCAGCGAGCACGACATCGCAGCCGGACGTGTCGCCGCCACCGCCTCCGAGGCTTCCGACGAGCTGCGTGAGGCTCTTGCTCGACTCGGCACCGAAATGGCCTACCGTACGGAGAAGGCCAACGTCGCCGTCGCCGTGGACGCCAAGCTCGGCATCGACGAGTCGGACCTGACCGCCAACTGGGATTATGCGCGAGACGCCTCGCTCGCCGTCGAACTCAAGACCAACAACCTGTGGTCCAACGCGGCAAGCGACCCGATCAAGGACCTGCGCAAATGGAGCGACCTCGTGTACAAGGCCGAGGGCACCCGCCCGCGCGTCATGGTCACGACCCGCAAGGTCATGAACACGCTCATGGAGAACGCCGCCGTGATGAAGTACTTCTACGCGGGTCAGGCCCAGTCGGACATGCTGCCCGCCTTCATCGGCGAAGCCCAGGTGCGTGGCGTTCTTTCCTCCTATGCGAATATTAGCGACGTTCTGCTCGTTGATGAGACGTATGAGGAGTTCGCCCGCCAGCAGAAGATCATCCTGCCGGGCGGCGTCGCCTCCTTCTTCCCGGAGAACACCGTCCTGTTGCTGCCCGGCCTGAACGACACCGGCCTCGGATACACGGCCCTCGGCCCGACCGCCGAAGCCAAGCAGTCCACCGTGTACGGCATCAGCCGCCAGTACGATGCCGGCCCGATCGGCGCCATTCTCGACATCCCGTCCGCCACGCCGGGCTACGAGGCTTACGTGAACGGCACGATGCTGCCGGTTCTCGTCCAGTCCAACAGCACGTTCAAAGCGACCGTCCTCAACGGCTGAGCTTAAGGAGCCAGCATGTCCACGACGCTTATCGACAACATCGACTGGTTGAAGTACATGCGGCTCAACGCGACCGGGGAGCCGGAACTGTTCGACAAGGACACCGGCTTCCCCGATTCGTGGGTGAGGCAGCAGTGCCGTAAGGCCGCGTTGCTGTGCATGGCCGAATGCCCGAACGTGTACGCGCGGCTGCGCAGGCGGAGGCTGAGCGAATCGGATTTTGCCGGCGTGGTATGCGACATGGTTCTCCGTCTCGCCCGCCAGTACAAGTACAAGGCGGAATCGAACGGCAACTACTCGTACACGCGGCGCGACGACCAGCCGGTGGCTCCGGGCTACAATCCCAGTCCCCGACTGTTCGTCGCCAAGGACGAGAAGGCCATACTCGCCGGCTACACCAGTTCGCAGGGCGGCGGGCACATCAGCCTCGGCTTCGACCCCGGTTTCGGGGGCTGACCATGAGCCACCTGTATGACGGGGAGCAGCCCGAGGAGACCCACCTGTTCGATGACGTGGAGACCGAGCCCCGTATAACGGACGATCTACTGCACCGCGACATGATCGTGGTGCAGCCGATGAAACCGGTCGAAACCGTCTACGGTTCCGGCACGGTGCCGGATGGGGACGCCTCCTACTGTTACTGCTCGTTCGAGCCTCGAATCAATAAGAACAGCACGTTTTCCAAGAACTGGGCGCAGGACACCACGCCGCAAACGACCGGTGGCCTGCGCGAGGATGCGTTGGTGATCGTTCTCGCGCCGGAATGGCATGGGGACATCAACACGCAGTTCTGGCTCGATAACGCCTGTTACGAGGTTGACGGCCCGCCTATGGAGATGCGTCACGCCTCGGATGCCGCCCACCATTGGAACATCACCGCGAGATGCATCGGCCATGCGACCAAGGACAACGGGTTGAAACCGCCTGTCCCGCCCGAGGGGAGCCGCACATGGGGTACGTGAACTTGAAGCCCGCAAGGGTGCTGAACCGTGACATGGCGATACTGTTCGGAGCCGAAGCGACCCGTCCCGTGGCGGAGAAGGTCGAAGCGAAAGCCAAGGCGCTGGCCGACATGAAGGCGAAGCATTCGTCCGTCGCCAACCGCATCGACATCAGCACTCACGCTCACGGCACGCACACCGCCGTCATCATGAGCGTCAAGGGCCGTGACGGTTCCGAGATCGCCTCTCACTTGGAGTTCGGCTACTTCAACCGGTGGCTGGAACACAAGTACGGCATCAAAAGCCCGCTGGCTTGGATGCCGGGATTGTTCATCATGTCGGAGGCGAAATATGTCTGACCCCACGATATTCGACCTTTCCGTAAGGGAACAGTTGGATGCGGTCGCCATGACACGCGCCTACCTGGACGCCGTCGAATGGAAGAACCGTGATTTCAGGCCGGTCATCCAACCGGAGGTCACGCCTGCCACGGATTCGCTCCTGTTGTCCCATGACGTGATTCTCTACCATTGCGGTGCTCCTGAGCAGCCCGACTGGAATCTGAAGGCTTGGATATGGCAGTACACGCTGTCTTTGACGGTGTTGGGCCGTGACCCGGAACGGGTGGCCCGCATCTGCGGATGGCTGCACCGTTGCATATCCGCATGGCCCTACCGGCCCGGCACCGACTATGGGAAGATCGGGCGGATAGTGGACAATCCCGGTTTCGAGTCCCGGTCTTCCGGCGACATGACCAGTTCCAAAAGCATCGTCGCGTGGACTTCCACGAAACGCATACAGGCCGCGTCCCCACGCGGCTGACCTTATCTGAAAAACCATCAATCACACAATCAGACCCCGCACGCCTACACGGCTGCGGGGTTTTCCATATTTGAAAGGAAAACGATATGGCTGACGAAATCGGCATCCACGACGACGGCGTGTTGACCGCCGTCCGAGGAACGATCTTCATGGCGAAGGCCGAGACCATCATTACCTCCGCACTGCTCAAGCAGTTCACCGTCGAGGCGGCGACCGTGGGCGTGGGCGACGGCATGTGGACGAACCTCGGCCACATGTCGAACGACAACCTGCCCGAGTTCGCGTTGGACGGCGGCGACGCCACCACGTTGAGCACTTGGCTCAAGGCGGCGTTCCGCACCCAGTACGCCCAGACCACCGGCACTGTGACGTTCAATTCGGTGCAGGGCGACAAGGGCACGTTCAAGACCTTCTACAACGCGGTCGATATGACCGGCGCCGGCGTGGCCTTCTCCTTGGAGAAGACCCCCATCAACAAGTCCCTGTTCATCCTGTGGTCCGACACGAACACGACCGGCCGTGCCGGCCTGCTGCTGCCGAACTCGGACATCGCGTTCTCCAGTCTGCCTGCTCTTTCCACGGATTCGTTCGTGGAGTTCTCCGCTCAGGCGAACATCAAGACATCCAGCGTGCTTCCGCATGACAAGAACGGCAAGTTCACGTCCGTCGCCTACTTCGCGCCGTCCGACTTCACGGTCTGACCCGTCTCTTCCTTGCCGCGTCTCCTATCCGCGCGGCAAGGAACCCCCTCTTTCCACGGATAGGGCTTTTCAGAATCATTCTTTTCCACGGATAGGAGCCGATGATGGCAGAGAACACTAAGAACACGACCGACAACGCGAAGATGCCGGAGACATGGGACGAGCTCAAGGAACAGCCGCTGTTCGCGGGACTGCCCGACATGGCGAAGCCGCAGGAGCTGAACGTGGCCCAGTCCGCCGAGTTCTCGGTGACATGGCAGCGCATCTCCGAACGCAACGGGAAACTGGGCGACATGGGCTTATTCGGCGACGATGAGGCCGACAAGCCGAAGAAGAAGCCGAAGTACGACGAGTCCGAAGCCGTCATCCTCATGGCCGAGATCGTGCAGTACGCGGACATGTTCTACCGCGAAATCGCGGCCGACGAGAAGCAGTGGGACGAGTTCACCCGTGGCCGCACCTTGGAGAACCTGTACGTGCTGCTGGTGTCCCTGACCACGTTCTATTCGGTGGCACTGGGAAAATCAAGCGCCTCCAAGACGCGCTTGGAGAATGCAGAGTAGCGGTCTCGGCCGACTTCCAACGCTTCTACAACATCAACCTCCCCGCCAGTATGGGCCGCATGGAGCCGTCATGGCTGTGCGACCTGCTGGACGGTTTGGAGGGCGTTGACGGGAGCCTGTACCGCGCGTGGATGGCCGAACACCATCCGCTCCCACGGGAAGACGCGGCATGCTTTTCGCGTCTTTCCTACCTCACCTACGGGCAGTCGCAGATGCTGATGCTCAGCATGACGAACCAGCTTGAGATGATTCGCGTGATGATCGCCCGCATGATGGGCGACAAGAAGTCGAAGCCGCAGCCCGTCTATCCGCCCGGCACCGTGGTCAAGCCCGATTCGGTCGGGCCGAAATCGTTCTCCACGGCGGGCAAGTCGTTCGCCCAGATCACGGGCATGTTGGGTGCCGTGTTCGGCGGCAACAGTTTCTAGCAGAAAACCCCTCGCATTCCACGAGGGGTTTTCGTTTATCCTCCCGGAGGTTTTCTCATGGCCTTGTATTCCGCTGGCGCGGTCGGCGTCGATATTCGCCCGGACACCGATAATTTCTGGAAGATTCTCAACGCGGAACTGCATTCTCGCCACCCCGAGGTCACCGTTGATGTGAACACGAAGGGCGTCGCACGCGCCAAGGAGCAGATGCGCGACCTTGACGGCAAGACCCTCACCAACGTGGTGAAGATCGACGGCGACCCGTCCGGCTTGCGTGCCATCGACAAGGCCATGCAGGCCCAGCGGAAGCAGTGGGAGAAGAAGCCGGTCACCAGCAGGTTCGACTTGGACGATACGTCGTTCAATGAGAAGATTCACCGGCTTTCCAACCAGATCAAGCGGACCGCCGGCCAGACGGAGGCGTTCGTCAAGAAGTCGCAGAAATCCGTGGCCGACAGTCTTCAGGACAGTCTCTCCCGCATGCGTTCGGCACGCGCCTTCTACGACAAGGAGGCCACGGCCGCATCCCGCAGGCAGACCATGCTCATCAAGGACGAGCACGCCGCCTACGACATGTACGCGGAGGCCATCGAGAACGGGCGCAAACGTCAGGAGCAGTTGACCCGCAGCCAAGCCGATGTCAGTAAGACCCTTGACTGGTCCATCAAGAAGATGAAGGAGCTGCGCGAGGCCGGGAACATCGACACCGCGAACTGGTACAAGAACAGTCGCATCCCCGAGCTGCGCGAACAGCTCAAGGGCCTGAAAGCCGACCTGAAGGCGGTAGGCAAGGAGATAGCGGAGAACAAGAAGGCGCAGGACAAGCTCTTCTCCGCTGATTTCGACAACAAGGTAGCGGCACAGCAGCGTCTTATCGACTCCAACACCAAGAAGTGGGAGAAGGCGACCGACGCCATCTCCAAGTATTCGGACGCCGAGCTCATGCGCAAGGCGCGGCTCAAAGACTTCAACCGTGAGAACGACCGGCTGTTCTCCGGCCTGAACAAGATTCTCGACCTTGAGGAGAAGTCCGAGAAGCTGAACCGCAGGCAGCTCCAGCAGCTGTCGAAGCTCACGGCCGGCCAGAAGGCGTTGGCCGAGGTGTTCGAAGACACGGGAACCAGCGTCAAACGCCTCAACGCGGTACAGAACGATTCGCGCCGCACGATGGACAAGCAGCGCAAGACCGCCCGCGAACTGACCAGCCTGTTCGACGAGCAGGAGACCCAGATCAACGCGCTTTCTGCCGCGTTCCAGAAGTTCAAGCCCATGGGCATCGACAAGAACCTCGGCAAGGAGCTCAACAATACCTTCGACCAGCTGAAGAAGCTGCGCGACTTCGCATCCCGCAAGCCGATCACCGCCAAAGCCACATTGGATAAGACCCAATGGGACAAAAAATACGCGGAACTGATGTATGACGCGGAGAAGCTGCGCGCCAAACTCGACCGGGAGCATGAGGTCAACGTCCGCGTCAAGGTGTGGGAGGACAACGCCGACAAGCTCGAAGCCCGGTTGGAGAAGCTGCGTCATACGCGCCTCGACATTCCCGTGGACTGGCAGGTCGATCAGGAACGAATCATCGCGTCGATGCGTGAGACCGCCGCCAAGATCAAAGCCAATCCCGAACGTCGTTGGGAGCTTGAAGCCGACCTCGACCTGCAAATGCATCGCGCCGAGGAGAAGCTGAAGAAATTCGAGGACAAGAACGACGAGCTGAAGATGGATTTGGACTTGGAGACCGCGTTGGCCCGAGCCCATCTCGCCTACTTCACCCGCCCCCGCACCATCGACATCTTCGCTAATTTCAAGGGCACTGACCTTGGCAAGATTTTCTCCGGCATGACCAGTGGTGCGACCGGTTTGAAGGGCGTGCAGAACCAGTTCGACAGTCTTGTGAACCTGTTCGACAAGCTCGACAAGGTGGTTCCCAAGTGGTCGATTCTCGGTGCCGGCGTCACCGCGTTGGGTGCCGGACTCCTGAACCTGGGACGCACTGCGGGCGGTGTCGGCGTCAGCCTCGTGTCCATGAGCAAGGCCGCGTTGGCCGCTCCCGCCGCGTTGGCTGGTCTGGCGTCCGCAGGCTACGTGGGCTACCGGGTGTTCGGTGATTTGAAGGAAAAGTTCGATGTTACCAAGACCTCGCTGGCGAACCTGAACAAGGAGTTGGGCGACAACGCTTGGAACGAGTACGGGGATAACCTGTACCGTCTCGCCAACGACGTGGCCCCCTCACTGTCCAAGGGTTTGAATGGTATCGCCGTCGAGGAAGGCAAGGTGCTCAACGGGCTTATCGACGTGGTGCGCCAGTCGAACGAGGCCGACCAACTACCGCGTATCTTCGAGAACACTCGTCTCGCGGTGTCCGAACTGAACCCGGGCTTGCAGTCACTGGCCCGCGCGTTCCTCGGCTTGGGCGACCAGTCCAGCCAGTATCTGCCCCGCATGGCCTCCTACATTTCCGACGTGGCCGAGAAGTGGGCGAACTGGGTGGATACCGCCGAACGTACCGGTCAAGTCTCTAAGGCGATGGAAAAGGCCATCGAACAGGGCGGCTATCTGAAATCGTCCGTGTTCGACCTGATAGGCGTGTTTGAGGGCACGTTGGGTACTCTGGCGAAGACCGAGAACGGTATCCAAGGTTTTTCCGAGGCTTTGGAGAAAGCCAACAAGGCCGTTCACACCATCAAGTTCCAAGAGACTTTGGAGGCTTGGAGCGCTGGTGCGCAGGACGCGCAGGACAAGATGCGCAACGCTTTCAAGGATATTGGCGACGCCGCGTACTCGTTGAAGGACACCACTCGCGCGGTGTTCGGTGACGCGGGCCAGATCGTAGGCGAGGGCATCACTGGGTTGAGTCGCGTGTTGCAGCAGTCCGGTGGTGGAATCCGCGATTTCAGTTCCGGTGTCCGCGACGGGTTCAGCCAGGTGTTTGACGCGGTGGGTGACGCGGGCCCCATGTTCTCCGATTTGGCGAGCATGGTGGGCCAGTTGTCGCGCACGTTCGGCGGCACGTTCGCGTCCGCTTTGCGTACCGTGAGCCCGCTTATCAGCACCATCGCCAAGGGTGCCACCGGCGTGGCCCAAGCGTTCGACTCGTTGCCGGGGCCGGTGAAAAGCATCATCACATTGTGGGCCACGTTCGGTCGTGCGGGCAAGACGGCGTTCGAGTCGTTGAAGACCGGCATGTTGCAGAACATCCAGTCCACGATGCGATACCAGAAGATGCTCAGCGAACTGGGTTTGAGCGCCGAACAGGCGTCCGTGAAAATGGGCACCCTGATTAAGGCGATGAACCAGTTGCGTTCCGGCAATTATGCGGGTATTCTGTCCGGTGCCATCAGCGAGGTCAATTCCCTCGGCATGGCGGCGGAAGCTAACTCGAAGAAGCTGCTCCTTCCGGGGAACGCTGCCAAGGAGACTTCCAAGGACATGGGCGGCTTGGTCGGTGCGAACGGTCAGGCCATCGCCTCCATCCGTTCGGCCGGGGAGCAGGCCGAACAGCAGTCCGGCAGGTTCGGTTCGTTGAAGACCGGCGTGAAGAACCTGTGGGATGCGTTCGGCGGCTGGACGACGGTTGCCGGTCTGGGAATCAGCGCGGGCATCGCCGTCATCGGCAATGCGATATCCGACTACACGACGAAGGCGGAAGCATCCAAGCAGGCGATGGACAAGGTCATCGACGGCATGAAGGGCATCAAGTCCAACGCCAAGGAGGCGGCGGACGCGTTCAACGATTTCAAGTCGGAGACCACGAAACAGTGGGATGACCCGTCGCTCCTGTTCGGCAAGGACGGTGGCGGCGCGGTCACTGAATGGCTCGTCAAGGTCAGCGGCGGCTACACGTCCGCAGCCGACGCGGCCAAACGTCTGGGCATCAATACCAGTACGCTGACCGATGCGGTCAGCGGCAACGAGGCCGGCTACAAGAAGCTCGTCAAACAGTTGGAGGCGCAAAGCAAGGAGACATACAAGGCCAGCGACCAGTACGGCATGATGGTCGAGAAGCAGACCGATGCCGCCATCGCCGCCGACACGCTGTTGCAGGCGTTGAAGAAGCAGCACAAGGAAGGCTTGGAGAAATCCGTCAAGGAGCAGATGAAATATCTGCGTTCCCTCGAACAGATCTCCGATTCCTCCTCCGCGCTGTCCGACAAGCTCAGCTCGCTCGCCACGACGGTCAAGGCGAACGGTCAGGCGTTCAAGGAAAACGGCGAACTGGCTGACGCCAACAACGCCGCCTATGTGCGCACCGACAAGGCGATGAAGGATGTGGCCGCTACCGCGTTGCTGTCCGCCCATCAGCTTCTCTCCTATGGTGAGAAGAACGGTCAGGTGGAGGAGTACACGCAGAAGGCCGCAAACTCCATTTATGAGGCGCGTGAGGCCATCGTGCAGCAGGCTCAGGCCGCTGGCATGAGTGAGGAAGCTGCTGAAAGGTACGCTGATTCGCTTGGTCTGATTCCCTCTGATGTGGGTACCACGATCACCGCTCATTCGGAAATCGCCCAAGATGCGGTGGATAAGCTCGTGCAGGGCATATCCGGTCTGACCGATGGTGAGAAAGAGATCGTTATCCGGCTACGTGAAGCTGGAGTGGTCACCACGTTGGACGGTGTTCTCAGTCTTGTTGAGCAGCTGATGAAAGGCGACTTGTCCGAGAGGGACCTCACATTGCTGTTGAACGCGGAGGGCAATGCTCGCTGGGAGACAGGCGAGGTCAAGGAGAATCTTCTTGCTCTCGGCATGTCCAAGAAAGCCTACAAGTGGCTGTTCTCAGGTGAGGGCAACGCTGAGGAGCGCATGCAGAAGGTCAGGGACGAGCTCGGCTATCTGAACCTGACCGACGAGCAGATACAGTGGATTCTCGACTGTATCGACCACGCTTCCGGCAAGATAAAGGACGTGGAGAAGAATAAGGTTCCCGCCGCCAAGGGCGTCAGCTTCAACATCGACGCCGACGATGATGACGCTCAGGTGAAACTCGCCTCCTATAGGGAGTCCGATGGTGAAAAGCTCGCTGAGAATAATATTCTCGTCAGCGCCGTCGATAACACCAGCGAGGGCACCGAGTCCGCTAAGGCGAACGTGTTCAGTGTTCCCCATGAATGGTGGTCGTGGCTGTTCGGACTTGATGGCACCAGTGGCCCATCCGGTATCGCGAAGAACGCCGTTGAGAGCATTCCTCAGCAGTGGCAGTCTATATTGACTGGTTCCGGCAATACGACGCTGTTTTCCAACATCGCCAATAATGCGGTTCGGAATATTCCTCAGCAGTGGTTGTCCATGTTTACGGGTCTCGGCAATACGCCATCGTTTGCCGGAACGGCACGAAGCATGATCGGCAAGGTGCCCACCTATCATTCCACGACGTTGAATGCGATGGGCAACGCTTTGGATGTCGCGTCGAACCTGCTATCCACTCTGCGGTCAATCGCTGGTCGCACATGGACGGCTTTCATCGACACGATATCCGGGGGTGGCGGTCATGCTACCGGTGGTCGTATCTATGGTCCCGGTACTTCCACTTCCGATTCGATTCCGGCGATGCTGTCCAATGGTGAGATGGTGCTTCGTGCCGCAGCCGTCAAGAAGATTGACGCCTTGTATGGCAGGAGTTTCCTGAACACGTTGAACGCGGTCGGCAGTGTGGAGAAAGCCATGCAACCGTCCGCGTTCGCGTTGAACGCTCGCAGGAAGTCTCAGGCGTATGCGACCGGTGGCCGCGTATCCACGGCGAACGGCTCGTGGAATGTCGAAGTCAACCCGGTGATAAAGGTCGAACTTCCCGCGAATACGGGGAACACGACGAACAACACGGTGACTATCAACGGCGTGGAGTCCTCCGACCGGAGGATAGCCGACGCGGTGGAAACCCTTGTCGCTTCCGCCACCCGGAAACGCAACATGCGTCCGCGCTGACCGTCAGAGAACCGTTGCAAGCCAGTTTGTTTCAGCTTGCAACGGTTTCCTCCTGTTTCCTAACATCGTCAAGAAAGGTTTGTCATGGTTGAAGGTGCCGGCAATATCATCGGCGGCGGCTGGCGTTGCTGCGTACAAGCCGATATCGTCTCGCAGAACGCGACACAGGCCGTCATAGGCGTGCACATCATCTACCGTCGCACCGACCCGTCGCGCTGGGTGGCGTCCGATGCCGTGTCCGGTGGCGCTTGGGTCAATGGCGTGAGCACGAGCACGAACACGGTGAACTTCGGCTACCTGTCCTTCAACGGCGACGTGGATTTACACACCCAGCAAGTGACCGTCACGAAGCAGGAGTCCGCGCAGACGTTCTCCTGCCGCGCGTTCCTGAACATCCCATATGGTTTGCCGGGACGGTCGGAAGCGCATGTGAACCTCACGGTTCCCGGCATCACGTATGCGAAACCGAACCCGCCGAAGAACGTATCATGGACGCGGGTCAATGATTCAAGCGTGAAGGCCGCATGGCAGTCGAACTATGATAATGCGGCGCGAAAATATTGGAAGCAGATCTACGCAGACCAGTGCGTCGGCTTGAACGGCGGCACACAAGGCGCGTGGGGTCTGGTCAAGACGTTGAACTGGGACGCCTTGAACTATTCGTACACGGGGTTGAAGGCGAACGCCCGATACCAGTTCCGTGTCGCGGCCCAGAACCCTGGCGGAGTGTCCGACCATGTGTACTCGGGCTACATCTACACGACGCCGGCCGCCCCCGTGGCGGTGAACGCGGTGAAACTGTCCGAACAGTCCGTGCGCGTGACCGTGGATGCGTCGAAATCGTATGTGTATGGCATCAGACTGCGGCGCAGGGTGAACGGCGGCGAATGGGCCGACATAACCGGAGGCACCCCCGGTGCGACGGCCGAAGGCTGGCTTCCCGACATAAACGGAATCCAGAACGTCACGTGGACCGACACCGCAGCTCCTGCGGGCCAAGTCCAGTACGCGGCGTTAGTGGGAAGACCTGTCTACGGCGATGACAACTCCAAGACCACGCTCTTCTCCGACTGGACGTACAGCAACACTATCCAGACGGCCGTGGCCCCTTCCGCGCCGACGATTCTGAACCCGACGCAGAACGGCGCGTATGTTGTCAATCAGCCGATGACGGTCGCTTGGAAACCGAATCATCCTGACGGTTCCGCCCAATCCGCCGCGCAGGTGGAGGTCACCGACCCCTCGGACGTTACGGTCATCGAAGAGCAGACCACGAACACCAGTTATCAGCGCACGCCCAAAAGCTGCGGCTCGTATAGGATTCGCGTGCGCACCAAGGGTATCCACGCCGACTGGGGCGCATGGTCGAACTACGTGACCTTCACGGTCGCGAAATATCCGAACATCAGCATCAACAAGCCTTCCGGCACCATTACGGCGACACCGTTCACCGTGGCGTGGACCGTGGCGGACGATACGGGCGTCAGCTCGCAGACGCTCATCATCCAGTCGGACGGCGTGGAGAAATACCGGAAGACGATGGACGGTTCCACGCGAAGCCTGAGCATCGGCGCAAGCCAGTATCTGCCGAACAACAATTCGACGTTGACCATCACGCTCGTGGTGCGCGGCGGTTCCGGCTTGGAATCCAGCACGAGCGTCGTGAGGGACGTGGACTGGCCGGACCCGGCCGAGCCGATGGCCGCGATAGAGTCGAACAATGATTACGCGGCGTTGGTCATCGTGTCGTTCGGCGTGCCGGAGGAAGGCCAGTCGGAGACGGTCAGCGCATCCGTCATCCGTGTCATGCCTGACGGTTCGGAGGTGCTTATCGCCTCGAACCTGTTGGACCAGCAGTTGGCCGTGGACCCCATTCCCCCGTTGAACACCGACTTCCATTACAGGGTGGTCGCGTATTCGGCTATGGGCACGACCATCGCACGCATGGTGGACGCGCGCATCGAATCCGGGTTCGGAGTGTTGAACTTCGGCACGGATGCGGGTCAGACGTTATTGCTCGGCTATAACAACACGGTGTCTCATAAGCGTTCCCATTCGACCAGCGAGTTTCATTTCGCGCGGGGCGACGGGGCGAATGCTCTGCCTTCCAGCTACGAATTGGACCAGTTGGATTCCACGGTGAGCGTCACCGGCGTATGGGAGTGGGACCAAGCGTTGTGGCTGCGGATACTCTCGTTGGCTGACGGATACCCTTACGCATGGTATCGGGAGCCTTCCGGCCTGCGTGTCTACGTGAAGGCGGAACAGTCCGTGAGCGTTGACATCGCGGACAAGAAGAACATCAGCTATTCCGCCGACCTAACCCAATTGACATGGGAGGAGCCCGTCCTATGAGTGATTGGAGCAAGCCTTTCAAGGTCGCCTACCGTGTGATGCGAGTCAACAGGAACACGGGTTTGGAGACCGGACGGTTGGATTGGGTGATATCCGGGGGCAGCATCGAACGCAACCAGGACACCAATATCTGCGAATCCGGTTCCCTGACCGTGGAGGGGGCGACCGACCTGGGCACCGACCGGCTACGGATATGGGCCGACTGCACGTGGCATGACGGTTCCACGGCAAGTGTGCCGTTGGGCACGTTCCTTCCCAACATCCCCAAGCGCAGCGTGAACGGCAAGGAATCTTCCAGCCAACTGGATTTGTACGGGCTGCTGCAAGAAGTCGATGACGACATGTTCGAGTCGCCGATAACGATAGGCAAGGGCAAGAAGGCCGTGACCGCCGCCGCCGACATCCTCAAGGGATGCGGGCTTCAGGTCGCGGCCTACAATCCCGGCAATTACACGCTGAAGGATAATTGGACGTTCGGTTTGAGGTCCGATAAGGACAAGGACAAGGGCAGCACCAAGCTTGACGCGGTGAACGATCTCTTGGATTTGGCCGGATACTCCAGTGCGAGAACCGACGAGTACGGGCGCGTCATATTGGAGAAGTATGTGGAGCCGGGCAAACGCCAGCCGAAATGGACGTTTCAGGAGGGTGCGAACGCCACGTTCCTCACCACCATGACCGACGAACGCGACCTGCGTGAGGTGGCGAACGTGGTGAAGGTCACCTACTACAACACGGACAAGGAATACGTTTCGACCGCGATTGACGATGACCCGGCTTCGGAGTTCAGCACTGTCAGCCGTGGCCGCAGGGTGGCTCACGCCTACGAGTATTCCAGCATCCCCGACGAGGTGACTACCGACGAGCAAGGCAGGAAACTCGCCTCGGACAAGGCGTTGGAACTGCTACGCACCGAACAATCCGTGATTCACAGGGTCACGTTCACGCACGTGTACGCTCCTTTGAATCTGACCGACGTGGTGGACTTGGAGTATCCGACCGGCTCGGTTTCCGGCAGGTTTGCGATACGCGCGCAGAATATCACTTTGGAGGCCGGTATTCCCATCGAATGCGAGGCCCGTACCTTCCAGCGTCCAAGCGAACCAACAACAGTGAAGGCATAAATGCAGTCGAACCTGATAAGGGCCGGCAATCGTCTGGCCGAAATCATGCCCTCCCAAGTGGGGGCGGAAGCCACCATCACGCGCATCGGCACCATCAACACGGTGTACGACACAGGAGGGTATTGGACCGCTGACGTGGATATGAGCGGCGGCACGCTCATGGGATTGCAGATGACCACGGATTGTGTGGGAGCCCGAGCCGGTGACAGGTGCGTGGTGGAAACCTACGCGAAAGTCGCCATCGTCACCGGCATCCTTGCGCGTCCGGGGTGCGGATGCTCCCCCTTGTTTGAGTGGTCGAGCACGTGGAGTGGTACCCCTGGGACTGAGCCTGAGAGTGGTTATCTTGAGAAGACTGCGACTGTTACTTGCGGGGGGCTTATCCTGTGCGAGGTTGCGGCCGCGATCAGCGGTACCGGCGAATACAGTATGGCGTTCGACTTCTTGGACGCGAACGGTGAGCGTAAAGCGTATTGGTGTTCCACGTCGCCGCAGAAGAACGGCGGCACGTTGAGGTGGGTTGCTTCCGGTTCTGTGCGGTTGCCTTACGGCTCGTACACGGTGAAGCTCACGACGTTTCATTGGGGCACGGTTTCCATTGTCGGCAATGATTCGTCTGGTAATAGTCTGCGTTGGCGTGACGCATCGTTAGGGGTTGAAGGTGTTTCGCGTTATGCGCGGTTGCGTATGGCGTGAAGTGGACGTGTCCCGCCTTGCCGTTTGTTGTAAGCATAATACGTAACGCCTGACGATAGTCAGTTGACTTAGCCTCACACCATATCGTGTGGGGCTTTCCCATATTCGAAAGGACACTGAATGTCCCCTTTTCATGACCTGTTTTCAAGCGCCGAGTTTTGGAGCGCGTTGATTCTCGCGCTCCTCGGCGGTGGCGGCATCGGCGGACTGGTCGGCGCGTGGTCGAACAGCAGGAAAACCGAGGCCGATATCGACGGCATCACCGCCGACGCGGCCGACAAGGCCGTGAAGATTCTCACGGAAAGCATCATCGACCCGTTGCGTGAGCAGGTCGCTTTTCAGGAGACCCAAATCCAGCATTTGGAGGAGGTGCAACGCAAGTATTTCAAGATCGTGGCCTATGTGCGTGGCCTGTTCCATTGGCTGCAATCGTTCTGCGAAGTGACGGAACCCGAGTTTTTGAAACGTCATCCCAAGCCATCGCTGCCGGACGAGCTTCGCCCGGACGTGGCCCCCGAAACAATCGAATCCAATAAGGAGGAACAGTAATGACCCAAATCCATATTTCCATTAGGAAGCCGAAGACGGGCGGCTTGGACCCTGTGACCGGTACGCTGCGGTTCCGCCCGGTGCGTCGTCATTTCGACGCGGAAGGGAATCTTGTCATCGCGGCCTCGTTTGACGCGGACCTGTCCGAAAGCGGCGAGCTGACGGTTGACCTGCTGCCCACGACTAGCGCGTTTGTTTGGCAGGTCATCGAGTTGGCGGACACGCCGCAGGCGTACACGCGCTACGTCGAGGTGCCGGACTCCACCCACGTGGTCGCATACGCGGACCTCGTGGAAGTGGACGCCGGCACGTTCGTCCCGAAGGATATGGCCGGCTCCCAACTGTTGAAGGTTCGCCACGCTTCCACCCAGTCGGAGGCGGAGACACTTTCCGCACAATACCCGGACGAGCTGGTGCTCTTCGACGAAACCGCCACGACCGCGAAGGCCGCTGCGGCCTTGAGCACGCTGGAGTCCATCACGGCCGAAGCTCAAACGAACGCCATGCTGGCGAAGAACGCCATGCTGAGCGCCCGGTCCTCCGCGGATTCCGCGACCGCCACCCAGTCCGACCTGAGCAGTCTCGCGTCGAACGCCAGTATGGCGGCGGCTAGCGTCGCCAACGATTCGCAGACCGTGGCCGACACCGCTTCCATGGTCGCGGCGAAGGGCGAGACGGCCATCGCCGCCATCGATTCGACGGTGCGGGCGGTCAAGGACAAGGCCGAGAGCGCTTCCGCCGAACTGCCTTCCGCCGGCACCCCTGAAGGCACCACGGAGGAAACCGGCAAGGACTCCACCGGGGAAACGCCGACCGGAACCGTGTCGGAGGAGCCCGCAGCCAAGGCCGTGAAAGCCAAGGCCAAGAAGGTTACCGTGAAGGAGGCCTGACCATGCCAGCCCTATACGCCGGCAAACGTGTCGGCAAACCGTTGATGAGAAGCCACACGTACAACGCCATGTTCAACGGCAAACTCGTATGGCCCCTCGACAAGGACACGGTCGTCTCCATCAGGATCACGGACGACAAGGGCAGGACGTTGCCCAAGTCTCTAGCCGTCAACGGCACCCTGAAACTGGGAGCGAAGGCCACCTACGCGGACGGTCATGTTGGCGATCTGCTCACCACCAATGACGTGACGTTCGCGAGCAGGGACACTTCCACCGCCACGGTTTCGGGCAACACGCTCACGTGGCGGCATGGCGGAACCATATTGGTGACGGCCACGGTCAACGGTTTCACTTCCGCCGCCGTGTCCATCAGCGCGGCCTACGCGCCCGAGTCCATTCAGGGCCCGCTCGCACTGTTCGGCGACTCGCAGCTGATCGTGGACTCGGACACGAGCCTGACCAACATGGGCCCGTACCCTTCGGGCGCGAACCCGGGCACGGCCACCAGCTGGCCGTCCGACCAGTCCAAACAGATCGCGTCCATCACCGGCCTGAGGGTCATCGACCTGTATTACGGCGGCGCGCGCATCGCCCGCGACAAGACCGGCTGGCAGGGTGGATGGGCCATGCAGTCCAACCGTCTGGCCTCGCTCGTCAAGGCCGACGCCGCGAACACGCCGGGAGTGATCGTCATCTACGGGTTCTACAGCAACGATTTGCACGACGGCCTGACGGACACCAAGCCCGCGACCGACCTGTCGAAGATCGCCGCCGCATACAAGGCGAAGTTCGACGAGCTGAAGGCCAAGTACCCGCAGGCTCGTATTCTCTACGCGCTCCAGTGCATGTTCAGGTCCGCTGCGACTGAGGCCAAGCCGGTCATGACGGGCCTGCCGGCCGGCACCATCATGACCAACAACTTCACGGCCCTGCAATCCTCGGAACGAATCCTGTTCACCGAGACGACGCTGGGCGTGCCGGTCATCGACGCGACCGACGAAGTATGGGCGCTCGGCAGTGGGTTGACCGTCTCCGACATGATTCACCCCACCGCGGAGGGAGCCGTCAAACTCGGCCAGATCCTCGGCCGGCACATCAAACAGGCCATCCAACAGTAACGTCCTCCGTCAGACGTACACACTGTTCGAGGGCAAGGGTTTCAACGTCGCCCGCGACTGGTTCGACTGGATGCCGGACGGCGAAAAAAATGGGTACATGCACGACAAGGTCCACCCTAACGCCAAGGCAATGAATGTCGCCGCGCACAAGATCCGCGAATAGGTCAACACGCTTTCAGGGCCGAGGATTGAGGGCGAGATTCCGGCATGGAGCGAATGATTTTCATGGCATGTCGGATTGCCGCTCGTGTTCGCCGCCTCTGACCACCCGTATTAACCAAGATCAAAGCCCCGCCATGTGCGGGGCTTTTCCATAAAGGAGATGTAATGTGTTGCAAAATTTTCTAGCCGGGTTCGGGGGAGTGGGTGGCGCGTGCGCCCTCATCACCCTGCTGCTCAGGATATGGCCGGGCGCTTTGGACGCGCTGGCGACCGGATTGTATTCGCACGTGCGGCCGGAACGCCTGCCCTACGATTCGCCGCTCTCGCAGCATTTCGCAAAAACACGGCAGCTAGGCGAGCGTACTGAGAAATTCGATGGACGGTTGGACGAACTCTGCCGCGACACGATCAAAAACACGATCATCAGCCTGATCTACGGCGACCAGTCGCACGACCATTCAGAGGCCGTCAGATACGAATTGACGAAGCTTGAGAAATTGGACGCGCAATGCTGGATCATCTCGGCCGCCGAAAAATACTTGGAGGACAGGCAATGACGCATCTCATGATCGCAGGCGGCATATACCTGCTACTGCTCGCGCTCATCATCATATTCAATCATGGCGCGCACAGGCATTGATTTTCACACAGGTTTTCAAAGCCATCCCATTCCGGGATGGCTTTTCTATTGCCCCTTGACTCGGGGCGGGAAGGAGAGGATGTGGGAATCCTCAACAAAGGCAAGCCGAAACACGGACGCCTGCACCGGCGCGTGGGCGTGACGCTGTCCGCGCTCGTCGCCGCGGTCTCCATGGCGTTCGCCCCGGCGGCGATGGCCGACATGCAGGGCATCGACGTGTCCAACTGGCAGTGCGGCATCGACATCGCCAACA